TGCCTTTGATAAACTGATTCCCTAATGTGCGTACAAAGGTTGAGAGATTCTCCATTAAATGCTATTTAATCGTTAGGTTATTCGCACTCGTTGATTGTGGGTTGTGTGGGATAAAACACAGAGGAGTTATATACATCATTCTCATCAAAGAGGTCGTTTTCGCTCTCTTGTGCCGTAGCAAGCAAGGTAGCGTCAGCCTTGATATAATTTACAACCCTTTTATTTATATATTCAATCTTAGAGTCAATAGCGCTAACGATAGCATCCAAGGAATAGCTGTCCGTAGACTTCTCTTCATTCTTGGTCTTGGCAACGGCGCTACGCAAGAACGTAGCTGCTGCCTTCACGGAATACAGACATAGGCTGTACTTAACCAACTTGAATAATCCAAGCTCCGTTTCAGTTAAGTCTTCATCATAGACCTTCTGCTCAAGGTCTTCGTACAAGGTTGTACCTAACAAGTCCTGAACAGACGTTACCTGCTCAAGCGTAATAATAGACAACAAGGCCGCCCGGTCCATACGGTTGGGCAGTGGGTAGTTCTGGTAGATGTAGTTGTCGTCAATAAAAATTACCTTAACCATTTTGAGCAGGGATATCAGTTGGATTAGCGCCCTTAATGGACTCTAGATTGATTTGTTCTTCTACAACCTCAAGGCCAATCTTGTCGTAATTGGCAGTACCCAAGATGCGGTTTACAGCATCCATAAGTAGGTAGCGGTTTGGCAGTGTCTCAGTAGCTCGGAAAATCTGGTAGGCGGTTACAAGTTCATTACCCGTACCACCCAACTTGCCAGCAACCATAACACCGAAAAGCGTGGGCGAGGTGACGTTATGTGCGGTGAGAATCTTCGCATCGTTCAAACGAGATAAAATATCTACAGTCTTGTCAAGATTGTTCACATCCAAAGTCTTGAACTCAGGAGCCTCGTCCTTATTCTTAACCCAAGACACGACAACCGGCTCTGCCTCGGACCCAATGAAGGATGCCTTGAATTTGTCGTACTCCTCACGCTTCTGCTCGTTGCTCATATTGCGACCAATGAAGGTTGCTAATACTTTGGGCGTGAACGAGTTAGCGGCGGAGTTTCGGATGTGCTTGCCAAACTCAAAGTCGGCATTGATATAGTGGAATGCAGAAACGTAGTTGGGAATGCCGTAAAACTGGTTTCCGCTGTATGGGTTCTTTACATAGAGGACTTGCTCTCGTGCGTTGCTGAACTTGTCAAACGCTGGATACTTCTTCGGAGTGTTGTGCTGCATAGACGTAGCAGCGACACCAAACCGTCGGCGGACAATGTAATGATTAACCTTACCGTCAGTAGGCTCAGCCGCACGAACTCCTTTGATATCCAAAGAGCGCAATTCAACAATCTTATTATGGTCTCCATTCCATTTAATGTAAAAAGCAAAGGCTCCGTGAAGCTCGTATTGAAAAGAGGCGTGAACAATCTGGCTGTAAAGCCCTTGTGATTTTCCTGCGCAGTTGGCCAGGAAGGCGCGAATCTCCGCCTGCTTGGCTGGAGTCTTGTACGCCTCAAGGTCGTACTTGATGTCATTACCAGCAACCATCTTAGCCTTCTTGGTAACGATACCAGAGTGCACAGGTGATTGTTTAAACATCTTTTCCAAGACGATTGAGAAATCGTCCTGAGAGCCGAACTTTATGTAGTCACCAACCTCAGTCATACCCACATTGTACCGTCCATTGAGTGACTCAACAGACTTCTCAAGTGGATTGGTAGAGACGTTTGTTTCTGTAGCCACTACATATGTGTTGGCCGCGAAAAAGTCTTTTACATTATCCCAAAGTCCCATACCTTATAATTTACAAGTTACTAATTTTTACTGTACTTGCTAACAGTGAATTTGCGTTTGTAGAGTTGACGTATTCGTGGTCCTTTACGTTGCACAAATACTTGGCGTAGTCGCCACTAGCGCCAGAGATTGTCAGATAATACTCACCACCGTCTATATCGGTGTCAATCAGGTCAATGGTGAGGGTGATAAAGTCGTTACACGCATCAAACGAAGAGATGTCTTGTAATCCATAAAAGTTGTACTCAACAGAGCCAACTACCTTTTCAAGCTTTACGTTGTATGCTTCCGCTTGCATATCATACGTGCGAACGAATGATACGTAGTTTACAAGACCGTTTCGTATAGACTTCATCTGTTAAATATAAAAAAGGGGAGGGGAATCCCCCTCCCCCTTGAGTTAAGAAACCTAATTATTAGGCGTTAACCAAACCCCAGTTGGCGGTATCCAACGTATAAGCCAATACGTTCTCATCTCCAATCAAAGTCAATTGGTAACGGTTCTTGTCAGTACGAGCAACACCAGAAGCGCCATCTACAGTACCAGCATACAAACCGAAGTCATAACCAACCATATGGTAGGTTCCAGCAGCAGTCTCAACAAAAGCAACCAACTCAGCACCTGGACGAGCAATAGTCTCCAAAGTGGTGCGCAAAGTTGCCCCCATACGAATGAACTCCAACTGAATAGTAGGAACGGCAGAGCCGGAACCATCAGCGTTAAGAGTCTTAACGTCGGTAAAGTTAGAGAATCCATCCTTATTGTTAAAGCCAAGACCAACAAGGTCAAGTCCTGCAGAAACCAATCCGCCAGCAATAACAGTAACCTCACCTGCCGCATTAACAGTTACACCGTTAGCAATTCCGGCCAAGTCGGACTTGTCGCAAAGGTAAACGGTCTTTAAACCACCAGTTGACAATTCATCGCAAGAGTAAACGATGTCATCTACGTTAGTGAAATTTACAATACAAGCCATTTTTTCTATAAGTTTTAAAAGGAAGGGGTCAAGCCCCTTCCGTTAATTAATATTAGGCGAAGTTCTTAGCGTAGACAATCTCATCACCCTTAAGGTAAGAGAAGCCCAACTTGAACTGACCCCAGATTTTGTCAGAGGACAACTCAGCCTCCCACTTCATATCAATCGCACGAACGTCATTGTACTCGTCGGTCAACATTACCAAGTTCTCAGGAGCAGAGATGAAGAACTCACCAGCAGCCAAAGAAGGGAAGTGGATAACCTCCATACCGTAGTATGCAGGGATATTGCCTTCAACTACACCTTGAGCAGTCGTGGTGTACAAACCAGCGATAGCGATTTGGTAAGCTTGAACAGCGGCAGTACCCATAAAGAAAGCAGGACGGTATGCACGGTCAGCGTCTCCGTAAACGGCAGACAACATAACAGCACTCATAGTCTCGTAAGCACCTTGCATCAAAGAAAGGATGTTGCTAGAAGAGATAGCAGCGTTGGTGTCGTAGTCCAATACAGCGGCGTCAGAACCCATTTCGGTAGTCAAACCGGTAGCAGCCAATTCCAAAGCCTTCTGAGCAGACAACTTAGCGAAGTAATCAAATACCCAATCTTTGAATTGAGCATCCATAGTCTCTTCGTTGTGCTGTCCTTGCTTAAGCAATACAGAACGATAGGTAGACTCAAGAACGTTCTTACAGTTCAAGAAAGCCCATTTGTAGGTAGATACAGTCATCTCCTTCTCGTCAATAGAGGCAGAAGATTGAGCATCAAACGTACAAAGGTCAGAGCCGAAAGTCAAGCTAGCATCAAAGATGGGTACTTGTACTTTTGACTTAACTCCGTCAATAAGACGGAAACGGTCCAACACTTTGGCGCTCTTCACCATAGAATCAATGAAGAGGTCGGGGGTGCGGTTGCCCCAGTCTAAAGTTGCAACAGAAATTGCCATTTTAATTCAGATTTTAAATCAATTAGTTTAATCTACAAATAATCAATAAAAACGCTTGCCAAAGAATTTGTCAATCATCTTTACTTTATCTGAAGTGATTCGCTCAAAATTGCGTGCCTTGTCTTCGGCTACCTCCTCAGCGGATGCTTCCACACCCTCTTGCTCGGCAGACAAAGCCAATTCAGCTTCTTGAACAGAGTTCTCTTCGGACTCTTGATTTTCAGCAGAAAGTTCTGCCTCCTGATTCTCAACAACCTCAGGAGTCTCCTTTGACAAAGAAACCTCTTGCTCGGCAACAGGCTCTTCTACATTAGCAACTTCCTCAGCTACTGGAGCAACCTCTACGGCTGGCTCCTCAGCAGACATCTCTTCCGCTACTTGTTCTACCTGCTTTTCTTCAACAGCAGAAAACTTCTCTTGTGTCTCGGACCATAGTTCCATAACAGCAGAGTGGTCTTCAGCGATTTTGGAAACAGCAGCCTCCAACTTGGCAATACGCTCACCAAGTTCTACAGCGAATTTGAAATCCATTTCACTACTCATTTTTTGTTCAACGATATCGGATTTAATCTCAATGGAAAAACCATTAAGTTCATTGGACTTAATATCAGTCCAAAGTGCGTCAGACTCAATTTGAGCCTTAACAAATACAGTTCCAACCGGAAGGTTGAAACCGTATGCGTTACTCTTATCTTGGTCTGATTCTTTCATCCAGACCTCAAGCATTGTTACGTCCTGAGTATCCAGTGCGTGTTCAATGTTGAAAGAGTTGAACAAGCCATCCTTGCTGTACTTGTACATAATCTTTTCAATCGTATCCTTAGGGAATACGATGTTATACTCACCCATAAATGGGCTGCTACGGTAGATAGGCATATCCGGAATCATAATCGGACCTACTACCTGTTTCTTTTCCTCATTAGCAAACTTAAAGCTAGGCTTGTCGTCTTCTGCCAATGTGATAAAGCCCTCCTCAATGGCAGGGCGGTTTACTAAGGAGATGCGGAACATACCGCTCTCCTCGCTGTCCCCTAGGACAACTTTATACAGTGGGATATTGCTCATCTTCCTTATGTTTTTTGAGTTCCTGAGACCACACTTTAACGGCCTTTAAGAACTCTTCTTCGTTAACGGGGATGCCATCCCTCTTGAACTGCTCAAGTTGGCTCATAGCCACCTCTAAGCGGTTCTCAAGGTCTTTAATCTGCAATAACATATCAATGATGCCATCAATCATCTCCTTGTCCTGTGGGCGCGTGTGTGCAGACATCTTACGAATCTGCTCCATCTTTCGGATAGCCCAGTTAACACCTGCGGTGCCTCCCCAGATAAGCCAAGCTACATAGCCGCGGTCTTTCCAAGGAGTAGACTTATACTTAGGGTCAACCTCTGAGTTCTTGCGGTGTCTGGCAAAAGACGCCATACGCGCAATGGTTGTAGCGGACAAACTCTCTCTTGACGCGAGCTGGTTAGCTCTTGTCCAGCCAACGATAGTGCCTCCCTTTACTTCGTCTCCATACTCTTCCTTCCAACGCAACGCCTTCTTGGCGTTGTTGGTTGCAGCAATTGGATAATCGTTATAAGTCTTAGCCATTAACTTAATCTACAAAAATTGCTTCTACCTTTCCGTAGATGTATTGATTATGCATCTTTGCATCACTAAAAGATTTAACTACTACAGTTTCTCCGGTAGATAAGGTGAACTTTCTATTGAAGAAATATCCATTGACAAAGTAGCTATTTGGGAAGGCTGCATAGAAGGTAATCTTAGCGCGTCCGTTAGAGCGGAAACGCTCCGTCTCTAGTAGATAATCATACGCAGCAAACGTATTTCCATTCTTACCCGCAAAGCGAAGGTCTATAGTAGAGAAGTCTCCGTTGATAGTTCTGCCCTGCAATTTTACCGTAGTAATTACTTTATAGACGTTCTGGTCAATAATTTCACCGTAATCGTTACGTCTGCGGAAGACCGGGTAGCGAAGAGTTGTGAGGTTATCTATGGAACGTAAATAGAAGAAACGAAGGCCAACCTTATCGTATTCAGGAACCTGGTTTTTAATCTGTCCTGCTTCGGGCGTAGAAATCAATCCATCACGAGTTAGTATTGGGTCATTAAAGAACGACTGGCCACAAACTGTTTTGTTGATTGGGTTAATCAAACCACCCTTTAAATCAAGCTTGAAGTCACCAACACCATCTGCATTGAGTTCTCCACGGTAACTTCCGACAACAACCTCGTTATCAAACTTATCATATTCGCCACCAAAGTCTTTATTGTTTAGTTCAATATTCTTATACTTTTCCGGGGCTGCGCTAATTTCATACTCTTTAAGGTCATCAACATAACCCGAAATATCAAGAGCAACAGCGGAACGAACATCGTTCATATTGTCAAGTATGAATTTTTGCTCGCCAGAACGATAATCATAAATGAGGCTCAAGCCGAATCTCTGCATAACCTCTACAAATAAATCGTATGGCGTGTATGCATCATTGTTGGCAAAGCTATCTTGGAACGTGAAATTATCCGTTGCCGTAATAGCGGGAATGTTTCCGGCATTGGTTACTTTAAGACCTAAGTCTGACCAGTCATACCCGTATATGCGTTGTTTTCTAATGTCAACTTGAGAAAAAGAATACGAGGTTTCAACGGAGGTCGGAGCGTATCCTCCGGCACCATTTGAAACGGTGGTGTATAAGGATGTTTCAAGAGAGCCAGATGAGAGCTCAAGACCTATAGATACGGAGTAACGGGTTCCTCCTAAGAATCGGAAAACTTCCTCGTCGTCAATGTATGCATCAAAGCTATTAAACTCAAGAGTATTGTTTAGTGTAACAGGAAGAGTTATGTTTATGTCGTCTTGAGTAGCGGGGGAAACCTTAGCAGAGGGAGTCAGAGAAAGGATAATTCCGTTTGAATCTCGCATTGGTATCTTAAATGATACCGCATCAATTCCAGTATATCCACCATATATGTATACATAAGGAGTGAACTTTGCATCACTCAATGAGCTTATGTGCACTGCCACAGGAAGTATAACGCCTCCTAATTCATACTCCGAACTAACAATGGCTGTTTTAAGGCCAGAAATAGTCACATAACCATTTGTATTGGCCCAGTTGACTTTTGCATCAAACGCACTACCGTAGGCAATGTAACCTATGTTCTCTGAGCCGTAGTCCGCAACACCAGTTGATGTCCGGTACTGGAATCCATAGTCATATGAAATCTCAGCAGCCTCCGGCTTATAGTTTGTTGGTCCGTGAGGTTCGTAAGTCTCTGCTTCTGATAAGTAGTAGTTGTCAATGTTGACGTAAGAGTATGTTGTTGTTTGTCCACCAACTGTCACCTCTGTAGGGTCAAGAATCTGGTCTTGGTTAATCGGTACGTTGTATGGGAACGGAAAAAGAAAAGCGTTACGTTTGTCTGCCTCGTCAGTTGAAAGAAATGACGGGTAAAGCATATAAAGGTCGCTAGCGTCCCACGTTGCCGTACCAGATATAAATGACGATGTATAGTTGAACGACAATGCGTCAAACACCCTGTCAAGGAAGTTGGTTACTTTCAGGGCGGGGAATAAACCAAACCTCTTTCCATCAATGCCCCAAGTAGTCAATTGACGAGACTCGTACCCGGAAGCTTTCTGAATATTGTCTACATCAACAAACGGTATCTCAATATCACGCCCACTGTAGTCGGTGTTAGCCTCAAGGTATGTTTTAAGTGTGCGAACCGTAGTAGAAAATGTATCATTGTATAAGTCGGCAAAGGTTAAGTCTCTAAGGTCATTAACAAAGTCGGCAGCCCTGTCTGTGAATGATATATTGAAGTAAGGCTCTGAGCTGTTTACGACAACAGACGTAATCTTAGCCTTCCCGCTGGAAATGATTGCTGTCCCGTTATAGATTGTATAATCCCAGCGAGTAGTTGTTCCAATATCAAGCGCATTAGACGCGTTGTATTCCAGTACGCTCTTGTTGTGAGACGTATATGGAAACTTGTCTTCAAAAGAGAACGGAATCTTTATACGAGACGGGTCCTCATTGTCGTAATAATCCAAAGAGATGTCAATCTCCTGCTCTGGGAAAAGGTCAACGTTATTCCCGCCAATAACTACACGATAGCTCATTAGGCTACAATTCTAAAGGTTATATCCTTGCGAAACTTATTGTTAAACAACTCAAAGGTTGTCTCAGGCATATAAACCTTGTAAGCGACCCCATTTGGTCCTCCACAATCGTCAATCATAATAGTATTAGACGCTGTTGCGATGTTGCTAAAGTCCTCAAAAAAGTATCTACGTGTGCTATCCAATATAAGGTCGTGATACGTCTTAATCTTGTATCGGATGTACTGCTCAGAATAAGCGGCTGTCTCAACGCGCGTGTTAATTCGGTACGAATACGACACATCCCTGTTTACGGTTATATAATCGTCATACGGCTGTATAGGCTCAAAAAGGTTTTTTGAATAAATCAAAAAATTCGTCATTGAGCTGATGGCATCAGAGTAAATGTTCTTGTCATAAGAAATACTGATAGTCCATCCTCCTTCGCCAATACCTCCAATATTTGCTACCTTTCCTGTTACTATACCATAGACAAAAATGGAAGTGTCGCTTGAACTATAGAGCTTAATGGCGTCGCCAACAACAACACCGCTACTTAGACTAAAGTCCTCCGGAGTGCTGATAGTTACAGAACCGCTTGAATCATCAGTATAGCTCTGAATATTCCCATAAACAGACAAGTCCGTGGTTGGATAAGAGTTGAACGAATAGAAGTATATTGCCATTAGATATTAGAGTTTCTGTCTTTTATTCTACGTGCGTTAGTGTCGTTCTGAAGGTCTGACGAAGATACGAAAGCTCGTACTGGGCGTCCGGTATTTAATGCTGTTCCAGTTGTAGCCTCGGCGATGGCTTCAAGGAGTTCTAACTGCTTCTGGATATTTTCCTCTACACGTACCGGGCCTCCTGTTGCGAATTTATAAGATGGCTGAAACTTGGTTTGGTTGATTTGGTCAAGAAGGCTTCTGTATTTAGTTGCCGCCTTCTTGTTGATAATGTATTCACCACCCTCCATCTCGTATCCACCTCTTCCTTGAACGGTGAAAGGAATACCCCCCTGCTCGTGCGAAGGTCCATATACTACACCACCCTCAGCAAACTTCTTTGGGAAGAACCGACGTTTTCCAATTGCTGCAATCTCTGAGGTGTATGCCGCTGTAGCAAGCGCCCCTGAAATAGCCGCCTTGATATACAACTTCACAGGGTCGGCTTCCTTCTCTGTGATGATTAAGTTCGGAATGATTGAAGCTAATGCAGATAGATAATCACTAGTTGCGCTTTGCTTGTCTCGTTTGTTTTCCTCTTCAAATATCTTTCTGTCAATAGCGTTTTGTCGCTGTACTTCCTTCTTCTTGATTTGCTCAAGACGAGAAGCGTATTCCTCTTGAGATATTAACTGTGAATCAAGTTGAGACTTGACAATATTCTCTTCAAAGTCTGCACGCTCCTGTATCTTTGACTTCTCCTGCTCAAGGCGCTTTATGGTGTTATCAAATGCTACTTTATTTAAATTGTCAATAACCTCAAGGGCTGTGTTTGCCGCCTCAAGAAATGAATCCTTAAACAAGCTCTTAACCAAACCGGTAGTTTCCTTGGCTGCAGTTCCAGCTTGCTTAGTCTTTGCAATCTGCTTATCAATAATAGCAGCAGCAGCCGCGCCAGCCTCCGTTGTGACGTCAAGGCTGTCTCGGATAGACTGAAGGTTTGCTATCTGCTCATCCCTAAGCTCCTGTTGGCTCTTCTGAAACACCTTACTCTTAGCAGCGGAATCACCATACTCTTTTTTAAGGGCTGCGAGCTTTTCGTTAAATAGCTCTGCTGAAGCAGCAGCTTGACGCAATGGTCCCTCTACTTGGTCAAACTGGTCTTTACTGAGTTCAGTTTCTAGCTCAATAAGCGTCTCAAAAAGAGACTTAGTTCCCTTCTTGAACTTATCGTATACTTCAGTAATCTTCTCAATTTGCTCTTCATCAAATCCTTTTGACTCGGCCTCTTGAACAAACTTATTTCTTGCCTCCTCTGCATCCCTGTATATGTTGCCAATCTCAGTGTATATACTAGATATACCGGCAAGTCTGCGTTCCTCCGCTTCAGCAACGCTTTTATTTAAAGCATTTTCAGCATTTTTAATTGTTTCATAATCGTCTTTTCCTTCTATTCTAAGGTCGTAAAGTCTTTTAGCGTCAGCTACTTCATCATCATACTTCTTCCTTATGGCCCTTGCCTCGTCCTCAAGATTAGCGCGTCTGTCTTTGAACTCTTCAGCACTTTCGCTTACTCGTTCAAGCTGCTCACGCTTTCTAAGTTCGTGTGCCTCACTGGCGGCCTCTGAGACTGTCCCAACGTCATTTAATTCTACCTTATACTGTTTTAGCCTTGCTTCGCCAAGTCCAATTTGCTCTTTAAGTTGGGAAAGCCTCTTCTTTTCTTCTAGTGTTACAAGTATTCCAAGCCTGCTGTTTTGCTCAACCTGAAGATTTAAGCCAGAGTATTCCGACTTAAGGGCGTTTAAATTATTTATTTCATCACTTCTGTCCTTCTTGATTCGCTTTTCAAGCTCAGTTCTTTGTTTTGATTGGTCAATACCCTCTTTCTCAAGTTTATTTATTCTCTGCTTTGATACTTCGTATTTATCAATTACTTCTTGACGAGCCTTTTGAGCTTGGTCATTTTCTCTTGCTGCTTTAGAGTCTCTATTTAGTGCGTCAGTAATTCCTTGAATTCCGTCTGCTATCTCTTTGATGTCATCAAACGAACGAAAATATTTAATTGCGTAAAATCTTGCGTCATTAAGTGATTGCCCCTGCGCGCGAAAGGCTTCTACCATTTTTTCTTTAAACTCCTGTGAGTTCCTTGATGTTTGTGCTAAAGAAATCAATAAGGACTCAACTTCGCTTTCTGTACGATTTATACCAATAGCTAACTCGTTGTATTCCTTTTCAAGTTTTTTTGAAGATTGTATTCCGACCTGAGCAAGAAGTTCTAGTGTTGCTGTAAGTGGTTTAACACCATTATTGGCTACTTTCTTCAAGGCTCTCTCGTAAGCTTCCGTTCCTCCTGGACGTGAAAATACTTGACTTAATGCTATTTGCTTACGCAACATCTGCTCTGCCCCGCTATCAAGTGCGCCAATACTATTCAACAATACTTCGTTATCTGCAATAGATTTTCCAAGTGATAACTGAAGATTCTCGTAAATAGCCTTTAAAACATCAGCTTGTGCCGCTGTGGTTTTCATTTGAGCCGCCTCGGCAACGCGCGCCTGTGTCAATGCCCTTGTGACACTGGTTGACTTTTCAATAATGTCAATGTTCTCAAGGAGTACCGCAAGTTGACCCGCTGAACGCTTTCCGACTAGCTCAACAGCCTCTGATAAGGATATGTTTTCATCTGCTAACTCTTTTAAAGTCTCAATCAACGGCTTTCCAGACTCCTTTAGTTCAATAAAAATATTTCGTAATCCAGTACCAATCTTTGATGCAGTAAATCCATTATCCGCAAGCACCTTCATATACGCAGATGTATCTGCTAAAGACAGGCCGACCTGAGAAGCTAATGGTCCAACGTACTGAAGTGCTGTGCTTAATGAAGATAGGGACAATGCGCTCGTATTAATCGCATCTGCGAATATTGCGGCAGTTATAACAGAATCCTTTGACGATATGCCAAACTGGTTATTAGTCTTTAAAATAGCCTCACCAACTGCTGCAACATCTTCTCCTACGGCCTGTGCAGCGGTTGAAATTGGACGAAGCAGGTCAGGAATCTCCTGAGAGGTAGCTCCGAGCTTTCCTAGTGCTACAGCTAAGTCTGCAATCTCAGTTGCCGTAAATCTAGTCTCAACGGCAGTAGTTTTAATTGCATTTGATATGTTGGACATATCTGAGGCTGTAGCGCTTGTTACGGCCTGAACCTTTCCTAATGTGTCTTGAAACTTAACAAACGTTTCAACAGAGCCAATAACGAGTTCTTTAAAAGCGCTAATTACAAGGTTAAGTGCTTGATAAGCAATGAAGAACCTACCAACTGTGGCAATAGTCTTAAGGAAGCTTGTGGCCATATTACTAAGGCCGCCAGTTGTATCCTTTGTGGTTTTATTGTACTCCTTAAGGGCTTCAGTTGACTTTTCAACTGACTTTTTGTGATTGGCGTTTTCTCGGTTTAGCTTCCCAGTGGCGATTAAAAGGTCGTCTTTAGCCTTCTTGGCCTTCTTTTCTACCTCCGTAAGTTTTTTTTCGGCTACCTCATAATCAACGGTACCCTTCTTCAGCTTGTTTAACTCTTCGCGGAGCTTTGCAATCTGTTTTGAGTAATCTAAGACCTCTTGGGCCAGCTTTGAAGTGTTTGAAGCCATTACTTAAAGAATATTTGCCGATTGAGTTCCAGATATAGTTCAGTGCTCAAATAATTTACAAACCTTTCGGCGGCCTTATTGATTGCGGTAGTTATGTTACTGCGCGTAAACGTAATGAAGTTACTTTTATTTTTGACTCCGCCATTCTTGTCTTGAGACTTGCGAATTGCGTATGCAAGCCTTCTTCGCTTCTGCTCTGATTGTTGTATATCGCTAATTCCAACTGGGTTTTTCCAAGTGGCAAGCGGCTTGTCTTTAATCCATCGCATAAGGTTTTCTATGCCGCTACCGCTTGATTTGTAGGTAATATCACTATATGGAACGATGTCAAGAAACTTTGCGTAACCGCTTTCGCCAAAATCAAACTCAAAGTTTACCGTTGCCCTATACATAAAGCCCGTCGTTTCATCAAAGGCAGTATTAGTTACCTTAATGGACTTCCTGTAGCTTATTTTATTAATTATCTCCTTAAGGTTACCCTTATATACTTGCTTCTTGTTTGTCAATACAGCAATCATACGCTTTTTGACGGTTCTGAGTTCTAACTCATCAATAACCGCCTTACGTAACTCATATATCTGCTTCTGACGAGATATCATACCTCACGCACAAGTGCGCCACCACAGCGCTTGCAACGCTTGTTTTCCACATCTCCGCCACACTCAATGCAACGGTACTGCTTTGCTGCCGGTGCTTTTTTAACTTCTGGTTGCGCAACTACCTCTTCTACGGAAGTTGTTTGGGGAGTTGCTACTTTCTTTTTACGTGCCATAATTTATATGTTAAGGCTCAACAACGGGTTCTGGTACTTGCACTGTTGATGCGCTGTACTCTGTGTCCGTTGCTTCGCTATTAGTTTCTGTTTGAACAACCCGAAGGTATTTGGACGCATCTGCCTCTACGATGGTGTATGTGCTGTTCGTCTCACCTGAGACGTTCGCCCATCCCGTCTCACCGTCATCGCTAATCTGCCACTGCCAAGCGGTAACAGGAATAGGTACTCCGGTGGCTGACGCCGCCGTTGCAGTAAGCACCTCGCCTATTTCAACGGTCCCTCCGATTGTGGGAACTCCAGTAATTGCTGGAGCCACTGGCAATGCAATAGCATTGGTGTAACCCTTGCGGGAGAAGTTGACGCCAAAGTCGCAGTATGCGACTGTTATTACATAATCGTCTGAGTCGTCAATGCTGACAACCTCAACATCCTCAAACTCCACGTCATTGTCCTGCTGTAGGAGGTAATCTTGATACTGACCAATAACAAAGATGTTTTCTTCTGTAGAAAGCAATCTAGCGCGAGGGTCTCCAGCGACAGTCTTATCCATCACGATAAGGGAGAAGTTAAGCCGGAAAGTGGGTCTGTTCAGCTCACGAGAGATGTTGGAGCTAGAAACCACCAACTGCATACTGCGATATTCAAACTCAACACTACCAATCTCTTCTTCAGAGCCAAGAACGCCAAACTCCGAAATCATACGGTGGCGCTCTGCGAACTGGCTAGTAATGTCGTAAAGTTGAAGCAGGTTGTTCATACTTTGTTTTTTTAATTTACAAATTACCTTCTATAGAGTGCCTTCTGACGAGCCTCCTCAGCTCGCATTCTTGCCTCATCTAAAATTGACCTCTGAGAGAGGAACGAAAGCTCTACCATAACCACACTCATCTTAAGGTCATAAATGTCGTTAAATCGCCTTATATCCTCTTGTGCGAGCTGTCTGACTATGCTATACCAGAACCACTGACTCCTAAACTGGTCCTCGCCGATGGATTCTTTATTCTTTCCGCCTTCATTCTCCTCCTCCTCCTCCTCCTCGTCTTCTTTTTCGTAGCGGTTGTATAGGACGCCACTAAACTTTGTGAAGAGAGTGAATTCCCTATTTAGCATCATAGCGCTAATTACGGAATGAACATCTCTTATGTCCTCATCAAGCAATGCGTTAACGATATCCTCTTCCCTTTCTTGGTCTTGGTTGTCATAATCTGTTTCATCTTTTGGCCGTATGACTAATGATGCTATTATTTCGTCACGCTTATTCTCCGCCTTTAGCTCTGACTCAAGCATAATAAACTGACCGAGGCTCATATGAAGTATGTTCGTGTAAAGGTTGTACTTCTCGGACATAGACCTTACCCTTTCTTGTTCCGGAGCCTTTGGCAATGGATATATCTTATCCTTTGCTATTATTATCTCAAGCCGCTCTTTTACAGAGAATACCTCCAGAGAGTCATCGTACTCTCCGTCTGAAATGGCATTAAAAAGTTTTATATGGGTTCTTAGCCTCATAAGAACATCGTTACGCCACCATCCTGCTCCTCCCTTGCGCAATAAGCGCAAATGGCTAAACTCATAACCATATCGTCGTGCTTGCCTTCAGTGTTGCTGAACTGCAAGTTTCCGGTGATTGGATTACGCTTGCTTTTGAAGTCGTACAACTCCTTCACCAGCTCATCGTAGTCAGGTATCTTAATAATCTTGTCCTCAAACAACTTGATGAGGTTTCTGATAATCTCAGGCTTAGATTGGGCAGTTGTTTGGAAGGGGATAATCTTGTAGACGTTATCGTCATCCGTTATCTCCTCAAACAGGAGGTCGTTGTTGTTTAATTCAAAGTAGGCAGCGGCGAGCTTGTTGTCGTGCTTGAAGTAGAAGTCTTTGATGCGCTGCTTGAAGGTTTCCGAAGTTAAACCATCCTCCTTATAGTGGAAACGGTCTATGTCAACCACCTCGTAGCGCTCGTTCATAGCGGTGAGTACCGTATAGTCTTGCGCGACACCAATATCCATCCCGATATAAATCCTTTCGTATTCTTCGGTGTTTGGGTGCTTGAAGACAGCATCTTCAATGTTGCTGAAGAGCGCATCGGCGCTCACAGGACGACAGAGGAACTCTTGGTCAAACTGCGCCTTGGTCATATTCTTCTTAATCCCCAATACCGTCTTTGATACCTCTGGGTCGTCAAGGTCCAGATAGGTTCGTTTGATGGAAATGATGTCTTCCTTGTTCTCAGGTACCAACCCTCGCTGATACCACTCCCAATACCAGTTCTTACCATTGAACGTACTAGACATTACCACCCGCCCGCTGGTACGAGTGACCATAGGAAGCAAAACCTCGTTAATGAAGTCAATTTTCATAAAGGCCGCCTCGTCAATGTAGATAAAGTCTAATGTCGCACCACGAAGGTTGTCGCCAGAGTCCGCAGAGCGGAACTTCACAAAGCTCCCGTTATGGAAGTACATCTCATTGTTCTTCCTGTCAAAGCGTTTGACAAGTTGCTGGAATACGTCTTGGTGATTGATAAAGGCAGCTTCTATGTCCTTCATAACCTTATTGGCTTGGTCCTGAATAGGACTTACCCAGAACATCCTAGTGCGGGGTTTATTGAGACCACGCATTACTGCGTCGTTCATCATCATAAAGGTCTTGCCTGTCTGTCGCCCTGCAACAATAAGTGTAACAAAAGGCTTGTCATCGTGGATGACCTTTAGGAAATCCCTTTGCGGTTTGCTGGGATTGTATAAGTTAATCTTCATAATCTATATCTATGAAGCCCTCGTCTTCGTCAGGTTGTTTGGTGAGGTCAATGGTAGCCTTCACATCAATCTTCGTTTGCTGGACCTTAACGGGTGCCTTGTAGCCCTGCATATCATTTATAATCTTAATGGTCTCAAGGGCCGTCTTGGTGTCACCGTTCAAAAATGCCTCGTCACGCATCTTTACGAGTAAGTCTAGGTTACTCCCCTTTGCCACCTCTATTCGTTCCTCAGAGAGCCTTACAACGTCTCTCAGGGCTAAGTGGAAGGCCGTACCGTAGTTTGACTTATCACGATAGTAGCTCGTGTAGTTAAGTTCCTTGGCAATCTTGCCTTGGTTGTTGATGCCCTCTTCGCGGATACGGTTCAAGAACTCTTCCTGCATAGGGGTGAGTTCTGCACCCATTCCTCTTACGACCACACCATCCTTATTTCTTATTGACCCCATACACTGGACGCTTATCTAAGACATACTTGTCCATAAACACCAACGAGTCAAACTTAGGCTCGTACTCGTGGTGGTAGTATTTGAACAGATTGCTCTTGACACGCATAATGCAACTTCCGCACATCGTGTACTCACTCTCTGCCTTCTTGATGTAGACACTCTTGCCTACCAGCTCATTGTGCTTCTTGAACATCTCAGACTTCAAGGGACCCTTGGGAAAGGACGTCTTCAGCAACTCTAGTAACAACTCTTCAAAGCTCATATCCAAATATACAACAAATGAATGAGCATTCATCTAAATGCTTCACTTCCCATAAACTGAACACATATATGGGGACAGTACTATATAGGGCACCCTATATAGTATTAGCAATACCCATATAGGGTATTGCTCTATATATAGAGAAACCCCTATATAGTATATATACTATATAGTATACCCTATATAGTATACACTATATAGTATCTACAAAATACTATACAGTATGGAGAATATATGTTACAACATCAATGTTAGAACACAATTGTCATTCCCCAAAAGCCAGTTCCCCGCGCTCAGAGTGGCTTACCCACCTTTCTGCGGTTTCAATTTCCGGTCATACCTTTTTTGGTCAACTTTTGGTCCGTACTGGGCGCCTAGTGGGTGGAAATTATGCTTTATTGGTCACATAGTGCACGGAATTAGTCAAAGTGAACCGGGGACTTGTGGGGGGGCGTGGTCTGTGTATACATTTGGCCCAGTTAAACCAAAACAAACCCAAAAGATGAACCTCAAAGAAATACTGAGAGCCACAACAGAGCCCTTGACGGCTCCAACGCTTCGCCAAATATTAGAAGCACAACAAGCCCAGGACAACAGCGCCCACAACGTTAACCCTTTAAACCTTTGGAAATAATGCAAGAGATTTATTTAGAAGGGTGCGACCCTGAGCGCCTAGGAATTCAGGTATCTATAGAAGGGGTGTACGCCCAGCGCCGAGGCATTGAAGGGGCCGAGCATATGACGCGGGAATTCGCCTACATTGATACCTTAGAGCCGTTCCGCCTATTGGTAAACGGGCACGAATTAAGCTTACCCGATGGCCTGCGGGCCGCAATTGAGGAAAATATTATATCTAATTTTTTTGAGCAATGAAAACAGAAGCAAAAAAACAAATAAAGAAGGGGGCGGTAATAATTGCCGGCTCCTTCGTTCTCACCCTTGCAGGGGTCTTATTTATGGCCTTCGCTTCAATTGTGGTACACTTTTTCGGCTGGGTCGGGTCTTTCCTTCTCTGATAATTTTAAACCCCTTAAAACTTAAAAAATGCTAACTACCTACAAAGCCACCGGAACCCCTGCCAAATTATTGAGCGCAGGTGACACCAATGCCAAAACAGCAAAAAACAGCCTTCAAACGTATATTTTGTACCTGAGTCCTGCGAGCCAAAACAGCGCCGGGCGTAACCTTTGCCCAAAGTCATCTGAAGGCTGCCGGGCGGCGTGTCTTTTCAGTGCAGGCCGGGGCCGTTTTAACAACGTCCAGCAGGCCAGAATTAACAGGACTGAATACCTACTACGGGACCGGGCCGGCTTCCTTTTGCAATTAGCGCAGGAAATAAACAAGGCAGCCAAAAAAGAGGCCAAAAAAACCGGGCAAAACATTGCCATACGTTTGAACGGGACGAGCGACCTCAAACTAGTGGAAATGTTAACAGACCGGCACGAAATAGCGCCAAATGTGGTTTTTTACGATTATACCAAAATCGCACAAAAAGCAGGGGACCGGGTCACCTCACAAGGGCACCGGTATTGTGTCACCTTTTCACGTTCTGAGGATAACGAAGCGCAAGCGCTCCAATTGCTAAAAATTGGCGTAAACGTTGCCGCCGTTTTCGCAGGTAAGGAATTGCCGAAATATTGGCACGGGTTCCGGGTGGTAGACGGGGACGCTTCCGACATTGAGATGCTGAATTTTTCGGGCGTGGTCCTAGGTCTACGGGCCAAAGGTGATGCAAAGCGCGATGGGTCGGGCTTCGTAATCAGTGAAACGCGGGCCGCTGTTTCGTCAGTTTTAACCCCTAAAAACGTCTTAAAATATGCCTAATTTATCAAGATATAAAGAGGCCCCGAATACGCTCAAAAAATTGGTCCTGATTCAGTTAGCCCAGGACCACTGGCGAGCCGAATATATGACGCGGGAAAACGGGTTTCAAAACTGGGCCAAAGTATGGCGAATTGACGGCAGTCTGGACCGGGTCCGTTCCTACGTTATGGGTTTAAATTTCATCTAAAAAATGACCCAAAAAAACAGAGAAAAAGGCCCGGGAATTTCCCCGGGTCAATTTCTGCCCTATATGTACCCGTGTGCGCACCTGCACGCGTGCACGTGGCGGATGGTACATCAAGAGCATAAAACGCCTAGCGCGGGCGCTACGTGTCATTGTTTCCTGCACACTCCGGGCGCATATGCCTACAAGCTTTTGAGCGCTTAACGCGAATAGGGAAAAAAATCCTGGACTTTTGATTTTTGAAATATTTTTTCTGTGATTTGGAAAATGAATAATTTTTGAGATATCTTGACTAAAAATGGTTACGCTTTGGTTATCAGGCCTTTGTAATTTAGAAGAAACAAAAACAACTTAAAAACTAGAAACTATGGATGCCAACTTAATTAAGTATTTACAATACAGAATTGAATCACTTGAACAGCGGAACGAGTTCCTCAATCAGCAGCTAAACCATTGCCTTGGTCAGCTGGACCTACAGGATGAAACAATTTAAATATTTATTGACCTAAAATGGTGATTGAACTGATTACCAACCGATTGTAACTTAGCAAAAACAAAAAACAACTGAACTATGAAAAACCTGAATCAACTCAAATCAGAAATCCAGAAGAGCGGACAGTTCTTCTCTGTACGGTTCATCAAGAAAGATGGTGAGGAGCGTTTCCTTCGTGGGCGCTTTGGCGTACACAAGTTCGTTAAGGGTGGCGTAAGCACACTGAAGAACGAGAACTGGAACTTCTTTGATATGCAGGATGGATACCGCAGTGTACGTCCGGAATCAATTAAGGAGGTAGTGTTTGACCGCGAGACCTATTCGTTCAATGGTTAAGGACGAATATGAAATCCTTGCGTTTAACGACCTTAATGTCGCTCACGCATACTTGGATACTCTAGCAGGGGTGTTACGCTCTCTAACGAAAGAAAACAGCCCTCTACGTGGAGATTTGGAGAAGGCCTACCTTGGCCTCTCCGAATTCACCTACAAGTACAAGTTTCGTTTGGATGACATAGCCTCTATATCTGGGAAGATAGATGAGGCAAGAGCGAAACATAGGGATGTGATTGCAAAGAACAGCGATTTAGTTCAGCAAAATGCTGAACTCTCCAAACACCTAACACTAGCCAGAGGCCAGTGCCTAGAATTGCAAGAGGAGAACGAGAGGCTCAAGTTGCGACTTGACGAAGCTCTTGAAGGACTTAAGTTCTACCTCCCTATATAGTATGCCCTATATAGTATATATACTCTATATAGTATATACTCTATATAGTATAGAAAACCCTTTAGGGGTTTTCTTACCCTATATAGTGAAAGGGGCAACCCTATATATGTGTTCACTTTTGAAGTGTTCGTTCGGTGGACAAACCGGACACCGTACCGCGACTAACCTAAAAAACCCCAGAAATTATGATTGAACAAGCAGAAGCATCACTCCTACTTAGACGAACTTTAGATGAACTCCAGTCCAGAGTTGGAATTGATATAACAGCTGAACATAGGTACGCCGCCTATGTGGACTACAGAAGCTGCGTATCGCTACTCTTTAGAAACTATTACGGTATGTCGTATCAGACGATAGCCAATGCTATGAAGAAGAATCACTCAACGATAATCCACGCTTGTAGAAGAGGAAAGAGCCTTCTTGAAGGTTCTCAGGGCAACATACACAAGGCGTATGAAAACACCAAGTCAATCATAGATTACTGTGAAGTGATGCTAGGTATAAACACTGACAACAGAGAGTCCCTTCAGATTAACATACTAGATAAAATCCAAGATTTTATAGAGTTAAATGACTTGGACCACGTTCAGTCAGAGATACTGGCTAATGGAATCATTGAAAAAATACAGAATCGTTATTGCGGGATATAAATTTTGTATTATATTTGACTTAAGTTTAACCAAAACAATCAACTAATGGCAAACTATCAATTCAAGACAACCAACATCCGCGGTAAGCAGTATGTGGAAGTCAACGAGCGAATCAAGTACTTCCGTACTGAACCCCGGTACGACGGCTGGGCGCTTGAAACAGAACTCCTCTCGTTAGACGAGAACTCCTGCGTAGTTCGTGCATCAATCCGCAACACCGAAGGTGCTGTGGTGGCGATGGGACTAGCACAGGAAGACCGCTCCTCATCAATGGTCAATAAGACCTCGTATGTGGAGAACGCTGAGACCTCTGCCTGGGGTCGCGCACTAGCCAACCTTGGAATCGGCATTGAGACATCTATCGCCTCAGCGCAAGAAGTTCAAGTGGCCATTGGAAAGCAAAACCTCACCACATCCAAACAACCTCTCACTACGGAGGTGATGGATAAGATGAAGGTCGCGCTATCCGAGGGCAAGGAGGACAAGGTTCGTGAAGCCTTAAAGAAGTACGAAGCAAGCAAAGAACAAATCGCTGAACTAGGCTTGTGATGTTTGAATCTGACGAAGAATACTACGCCGACCGGGAGTACCTAACTAACTCTTCATTGAAGTTGTTACATAAGTCGCCATCGCTTTTCTATATGTGGTTGAATAAGAAGGGTTTGGACTCTTCTTCCAACGCTCTAGAGATGGGCAAGGCGTTCCACGCCCTTGCACTGGAGGACAAGGAAGTCTTCGTTGGATTTGAAGGAACACGTAGAGGTAAAGATTATACCGCGTTCTGTGAAGAAAACTCAGAGAAGATTATTCTCACACAGAAAGATGCAGATACCCTTTACAAGATGAACGAGGCTCTAAGGAAGTGTCCTGAAGCCTGTGACCTTATGTACACGGATAGCACCCCAGAAGTTCCGGCTATTGGGGAGTGGGATGGAATACCTATCAAAGGCAAGGCAGACCTTGTTGTTGAGAGGGACTTCGCTCCAGCCTATCTCGTAGACGTAAAGACCACAGGTGGTGAGTTGTCCGAGTTTAGTCGCTCTGCTAAGTATATGGGCTATGACCAACAGGCAGCAGTTTACTGCCATCTGTTTGGAGTTGAGAAGTTCTACTTCGTAGTCATCACAAAGTCGTTCCCATACGACATTGGAATCTACGAGTGCTCGTCTCAGTTCATAGTCCAAGGGGCCATAAAGGCTCAAGAGGCTATATCTAAATACAAACAATTGTTTCTTGAAAATGAATTCAACCCCTACCGCGCAGCAGAGATTAAGCTCCTTTGATGAGCTGTCTAGGTCCGTCATTGAACTATCCTGCGAAGCAGGTATGGTCCACATAGACGAACTCCTAGGAGGCTCTAGAAAGAAAGAGGTTTTAAACGTGCGAAGCCTCGTCTCTGTGATTCTACGTGAAAATGGCTACACGTACCAATCAATCTCAGATATCCTAGGCGTTGACCTAAAGGTATCGCATACCTATGTAATGTCTCACGACAATAGGATGGCAGACAAAAGATACTCAGCGTTATACAATAGAGTTACAAACTCTCTGGAAAACGTAGGAGTTACGTATGAAGACCTTCACAAGGAGGTCAAGATTCTAAAGGTTACAGTTGAGAAAATTAAAGACCAGCTGAACCACATTAAGCAACTTTTAACAAACGACTAAAATGGAAAACAAGCGCAAATACGTAGGCAAGTTCAAGACAACTCCTACCAAGTACGGAGAAATCATCAAGGTATCTATGGGTCCCCGTGATTTTGAAATGATGAAAGGAGAAACCAACCAAAACGGCTGGATGGTCTTTGACATCAAGAAGAACAAAGAAGGCGAATGGTATGGCGAAGTACCACAACAGTACACGCCTCAGGCACAGCCTGCCAACGCTACGAACGATGACTTGTTCTAATTAAAAATAGGGGGGAGTAGTGGTTTGCGTAGGACCATTCCACGAAACCCCCACTTTTTAAATTGGAAGACAAGAACATCTACCATCACGAGGTTCAGTACCGGTGGTCCACAAAGCGCGGAAGCGCATTGATAAACCACTATAAAAATGGGTACGCAATCTCTCGCTACACATCCCCCGAAGACATCACAAAGGACAATGTAAACTACGCCTTTGCTATACAGCAGCTAGGGCTTAAGGGTAAGAAGATTGTCCGTCTAGAAGTGATGAAGGTGTACGAATCAAAGGTGGTTGGCCAAGCAACATAAAACTCTTAAACCAAAATGAAATGCAGGAATTTATTTATACACTGGATAGGTTGGAGTCCCAACTTAAAAATATGCGCCATACAGGCGTAAAGAAGGGCGAATGGACAGGCTTTGATGCCCTGTTTGAAAAGTACTCCATCAAGAGAGGCTCCACCACATACATCTACGCAGGAGCACACCAAGGTAAATCTCAGTTCGCCTTTGAACTTATGATGAACCTATCCCAGTTTGAGGGATGGAAGTGGGCAGTATACACTCCAGAGACAGGAAGTCCTGCTGAGGTTTATGCCGAGTTAGCGTGGTGCTACCTTCGTAAGCCATACCTACTCAATGATAAGGTTAACGCTACAGATGTTGAGGCGCAGAATGCCTTAGAGTTCCTCAGAGAGCACTTCTTCGTTATTGATTCAGGGCTTAAGGACCTGAGCATTGAAGGATTCTATACTGCCGTAGAGCAGATAGAGAACAGAGGAATTAAGATAGACGGTTGTCTGGTAGACCCATTCACGGAGATAAAGACAGATATAAACGCCGGAGTACGGGACGATATCGCCATTGGAAACATATTAACGCGAGTGCGTAAACATTCTAGCGATAAGGATTACCATACCATCGTTACCGTACACACCAAACATCAACAGGCGAAGTACAAGAACGGCATCCCTTATGTTGACGTACCGACGATGAACGATATTGCCGGAGGTATGCAGTGGTCACGCAAGGGTATGATGGTGATAAACGTATGGCGTTGCCCATATGGACTGGAAGACGAGAACGGTATTCCATACGAACCTAATCAGGTAAAGATTAGTGTTGTAAAAGCAAAGCCGAAGGCTGTTGGTAATGTTGGCTCATTGTATATGTATTACGATAGACTGAGCAACAGGTACTATGTGATGGATGAGTTTGGTACGCGGACCTATAGTCACCCAAAGCATACCGAACCCAAGGTGATGGAACAAAAAAACATTGAATTCTGATGAGAGACCAGTTTATCAGGATAGCCCTTGCTCGGTTGCGTAAGAGCTACCCATTCTACCCACAGCGCATTGCTGTAGCGGCACGTATGTACCGCACTTGGCTAGACCGTAAACCAATCTTAGATAAAGATGACATTGATGGAATCTATTGAGTACAAGGTGTGCAACACCTGCCACCAAAACAAACCTGTAGACCGCTTCACGCCACAGACAAAGAACGGTGTGTTCGCGTACTACAAGGGTAAGTGTAAAGACTGCTACGTTGACTACAGAAGAAAGCGAAAGGCTATAGGGTGTAGTGACGGAGTTCGCAAGACTAAAGTAGAGAAGTACTGGAAGCACATCTATTGGCTATGAGTTGGTTGTTGGGAGGCGGTGGATTTAATGGATGATAGAAGCCGTCTCCACCACTCAGTCAAATGTCAAGCGACAAGATTTTTAATTCGCGAATCGCGATATGCAATAATGATACAGAACGATAGTGTTTTGTGTCTTTAATAGAAACCTTTAACACCAAAGAGAAATGAAAAAAGTAAGGGCATAACCTTACAACGCAGTGTACAAAGTAAGGGTATAGTGTGACAAAGTGTAAAATGAAAAGCACTCAAAGTGTAAAATAAGCCGATTGAATGGTGCTTATTTACACCATTAAGGTATGTTTAAGCATATAAAGATGGGCTTATCCATCAAATTATAAGCGCACACATATAAAAGTAGGCGCAAACCTTTAACACCAACGAGAAATGACAATTACCCACGATGACGAACCAAAATGGGTTCAAACGGCAACAGTAAAAAAAGATGATTTTACTAATTATTTTAACTGCAAAACACTAAACTATGAAACAGTTTCTAAAGAAGATTAAAGGAATTACAGCTAGGCAATTTACTGCTTTTGAAATGATGATTATATTTGCTGGATGCTTTTTTATTCTAGCAACGGTATTAGATAAATCCGCTCAAAGGGAAATTGCATTTATGGCGGGTCTTGCTTCTTATAAAATTCTTAGCATATTGCTTGAGAAGTATAACAAGGAATAATGCCTCATATAAATGATAACGAACGCATCCTGTACGAGACACTGAAAAAAAAGATTCTACCAAATCTAAATAAAACAGAAGACCAATTCAGTAAGTGGGACTGCGTTGACGATATCAATGGGCTAATTGTTGAGTTAAAGTGTCGCGACGATAAGTATAAAAGGGAGTATGGAGACTTTCTCATTGAGCACAATAAGTGGAAGGCGCTTAAAGAAAGCGCCGACAAGCTTGGATACAAGCCACTATATGTGAACGAGCACGAAGGAGATGTTTGGATTTTCAACCTAAACAAATGCCCTGAGCCAAAATGGAAACACTTAACGTGTAATGCCCATACGCAAGTTGGCTCTATGGGCGGAAAAAGAGTTTCTAAGCGTGTTGGCTTTCTCCCTTGGGAACAAGCATCTAGGTTTTATGAAAAGTTTATATAATGCCTTATTTTAGAAACAAAGAAACGGGCGAACTTAAGAAGTACGGCCGCACCCGAACGTATGTTGACTACGACCAAGAGACCGGAGACACAATCAAGCGAGAGTTTGATTTGTCTACCGGTGAGCAGATTAACTTAAATGTTTGGGAATTCGTCGGAAGCGACGGAGATTATTCTTCAGTTGTTGCAAAAAAAGCAACTACTGACGGAAAAGGTACAAGATAATTTAGTATATTTGTACGCACAAATGTCCCGGCCGAATCGCCATTTCGGTCGGGATTTTCTTTCTTTATTAACCTCAAAAACGTATCACTATGGCAATCAATGACTTTGACCTCGGAACAGACTTTGCAGATTTTGTAGACCAACTTGAAGCGCAACCACAACCTAAGGCTTGCTCTATCGATAATCCCGATTGCGAAGGATGCGGTAGTTGATTTTTTATTTTTTTTTTGACAATCACCCTGTGGTAGGGGGCAATGAAAAAGGGGGCTTATGCCCCCTTCTTTATTTCTTGTTTTTTTAAGTCTTTAAAATGATTTTTAATAATCTTCAAGACTTCTTTTTTTTTTACTTTATGCTGTAGCATCAGTATCCGCCCATATTGCCAGACTGTTTTTTAGCAGCCTGTTTTTTTCGAGCTTCTGTAATTGCTTTTTGACGAGCAAGCTCTTCGCGCTTCTTCTTGTCAAACATACTTTCTTTCTTAGGGTCTGGCATCTTGATGTGTTTTTACCATTTAACTTTATCAGCCCAGTAGGCCGCACTCATCTTTCCTTTTGCGATGTTCTTAGAGTGACGAGCCTTGAAGGACTCCCGACGTTTTCGGTAAGATTCAGATTCTCCAGATTTTTTCGGAGACCCAGAAACACCCTGCTGACCAAAGCGAATAACCTTAACCTTATCTCCTACTTTAGCCACAACAACGTGTGACTTCTTAGGATGGTTTGGCGTACGCTTTGGCTTATTGTAGCCAGATACTCCAGTTCGTTCTAATCTAGAATCTTTATCCATAGTGCAAAGATAAGTTATTTAAATAAACGTCCTAATTGAAGCGCGGGCCAAGCCGGGTAATAGCATAGAATCATTGTATTAATATATTTCTCTGCTCTTTCTGAATCAAAAGAAAATAATGGTTCCCCATTGTGTAAAACGGGCTGCCCATCCTCAATAAGTTGAGTGAAACATTTGGATGTCATCCAAGATGCCCAATGGTATATTGCGGCAAATAGGAATGGTATAGATAGTATTGCGTAAATCATTGTTTGGCTCGTCTTTGCTTTCTTTTTTGCATCATTCTTTCAGGGTGACAATCCGAACAATCGCATTCTGATTTTAACTTTGGGTACTTTTCACAATATATGAATTCCTTTGTGTAATTCATTAAGGATGTTTATGTGTTTTAATAATTAAAAATGGTCAAACCACTACTTTAAACTCGGGTCTATGTAGTTGTGATTGTCATCATACTGAGCCTCTTCTGACTCAGGGGCAATCTCTCCAAGAATGCTATTGTTTACGCCATAGAACAGTATCTGCTGTTGGATAGCGTTTTGAATCTCAGACTTTCCGTGAGCGCCATAGTACAGCAACGCTGCCATAGCGAAGTCCTCACCCTCTTTCTGACCCAATGTTTCTCGAACCTGATGAAGGGCAAATGCAACTTCAACATTTCCTTTGAAGCGACGGTCTACATCGCGAATAGTGGCGATATGAGACTTTAGTGCCGGACCTAAGTTTGCATTTGACTTTAGGATGTTCTCCGCAAAGAACTTCTCCATACCCTTGATTCGCGCTGAACCAAAAGCCTCTGCGCCAAGTGGATTAATTTTAATCTCCTCAACAATAGCCTCGTAGAATAAATCCATAGTCAACTCCTGACCTTCTAGTTTGTTCATCAGTCGCTCTGCCATAACTCGGTCCAAGCCGACGTCCTCATTCGTAACCGCTCGCTTTGTCACGCCTCGCTCTGCAGACTTAACTGCTGAGTTAACTTCCTTAAACATTAATCCGGTAGCAAAGCCAAAAGTAAGGTACGTTACCTTAAATGCCTCAATTGCGGTCATTCTGTTAGCCTCGTCCTCGGTGAGGAACTTCTTTGTTCCGCTAGACGTAACGTAGTATGGAACATCCTCCTGAAGTGTCGCTATGTTGCTCATACCGTAAGTGTAATTGCTCACGATACTACCGGCCGGGCCAGTATACGAAAGAACCTTCTGCATAGCGTCTGCATCATCGCGAACTCCTCCAAATGACGGGATTCCCTGAACCTTGAGCCATATGTCATAAGCCTTGCGCTCGTCTCCAGTCTGTGCGACCAATGCCTCGCGCTCGTCGCTCGTGTAGTAGTTAGCCATATTCCACATACCAATCCATCCGTCTTCCATCAGTTTGAATGGCATAACGTATGGGTTTAGGTCAGTAATCATACCGCGCTTCCACATATCTAGGTTGAACTTCTCAGAGAACCAAGAGTCATCTTCATCGTCATCAACTCCAAAGATTGACGCAACCATAGCACCCAACCCGGCATATAGGGGAGATAATACCATCCAGGCCATAGTCTGGAAATGTGCAATCTCCGCAACTGTTCCGGCAGTAGAACGAATAGCGTCTCCTTTAATTTTTGCGCTACCGAAGGCTAACTTTTGAGCGTCAATCATCATATTCATCTTCTTGTTCATCAAGAAGTCAACGAAAGGAATCATAAATGACTTAACCAAACCGATACTAATACCTCCAGTAGAGCGGTTGAACTTAGATGCGTCACGACCGGTAGAAATGTTCTGGTCTTTAGATACCATCAAAGATGCGTATTCAGCGGCCTCAGAGTTTGGGCTCTTTGCGGCTTCTTGCCAAGACCACTCAGATGGCTTCATTCCATTCTGGTAATGCCAATCCTTATAGTATGCAAACCAAGACGCACCCGCTACAATCTTATCGGTCACAACAAGTGACTTTGTAGAAAGGTCTACGCCTTTCTCAAAACTAGTCTTATCTCCAGTAGCCGGACGGTCGCCAGTAAATGATATAACAGCGTCACGAACGTTACGGTTTCCAATGTCAAAACTATTTGACAACTGCTGTTTGGCGTCCATATCTCCAGAAAGGACTCCTCGAATCTCTGAGTTAAACTGACCAACCAAAGAGCCTAGGAATTCCATCTTGGAATCAAAGTTCTTAGTCTCTGCAAGCGTATTCCACATAGGCGCGGACTGCTTTGCAATCTGGTCAACAACGGCACCGAAGTAGTAAAGAACCATAGCACTTCGACCTTGAGTAATCCACTTCTTTGCAGTTGGGCTAAGGGCCTCGTCACCAAACGTCTTACGTTGGTCAATTAAGTGGTCGTATACTTTCTGACGTATATCAGAACGAACTGCCTCTGAAGGGACGCTCTTTGTGAATGCATCATTTCTCTCAGAAGTCATTTCAGAAATATATGACACATCAACGGAAGTTGCAATCTTGACCTCGTTCTCCTTGTGAGTGCGGTCAATGGTTCCGAAGAAGTTGAGGTCGATGTAACGGCCCGACGTCTTAATGGCGTCCGGATTACGCTCAAATGTAGCACTTGCTCTCTTGCCCATCTTTGATTGACTGTAAGAGTCTAACATTGTGCGGATGGTCTTGGCGTTGTCGACTTGGTTTTGCAAGGTCTCAATGTCTCCACCGCGGCGGAATGAGAATGGGATGTAGTTTTCTTCCGACACAAAACGCTGCCCCAAGAAGGCCTCAGCGTAGTCAGCCAGCAGGTGCTCACGCACTTGGAATGAGTTTCCAATAAAGGACCAGGCGGCAGTAAGATTATCAACAGCCTCAAGTTTAGCCTGAATTTGCTCAAGCTGTAGCGCGCCAGTTGGCCCAAAGAAGAAGTCATTAATTGCTTTCTTCTTCTGCTCCATTACCTTTGCGTTGTATCGGTTGTCCTTTTCTGCAGCCATTTCAAACTGCTTACGCAATGCCAAAGCCCACTCGGCGGGAGCCATTCCCGCAGGCTTCTGCATAACCATAGCGTAGATTTGCAGTGCGGTCTCACTGTAGGCGTTGTTCAACTTATAGCCTTGTAGCATTTCGTTGATAGACCCCATAACCGTAGCGTGTCGAACGTCAGCCTTGGCGGCGTTAGAGCGCAGCGAAGAGAATCCAAGGGCGTTCATATACTTAGCAACCTGTGTCTCGCTGTTGAGCAAGAAGATACGGCGAAAGAACGTAGGGGTAGTCTCTAGGTTTGAGAAAATCCAGTTGCGAATTGCTCCGCCCTTTTTTTCACGGGTGTCGCTGGCAGTCATATTCAATGCGGCCATTTCGTCGCGACCCTCATTTCTAGCCATCACCTCTGCTCCAAGAGCCCTTGTTCCGAGGGCTCGTCCGTTTACAATGTAGTCAAACATAGCAAACTCAACGCGGCGCAGCTGACCAAAGGACAAGCGGTCCATACGGGCCTCAATGTGTTGAGCAAGGTCGTCTGCACTCAGTCCACCCTGCCATCCCAGGAACATCCAAGGAGACGTAGAGACCTTAGTGGATGAAGTTGGAGCACCCAACCCAAAGATGTCTGCAAAGTCTGGTTCGGCGGCCAGCCAGTTTCTCCAGATAACAGCAGTTGGCGTAATAACCTGACTGATAACCTCACGACGGCGTGCGTCCTGCTGTTCGTTTTTCTCCTCAGCCATCGCCTCAAGGGCCAGCTCTAATTCTTGTACGTTTGTTATATCCAATCCGAGGTCGTCTGCAATTTGCTTAAGAGCCTTCTCGTATTGCTTCATATTCTTTTCAGCCTTAGCCTGCATAATAGCGGCTGATGCAGATGCAAAATCAGCACCAGTAGCATCCATATAATTCTGAATGTCTGCCGCGATTAGGGCCTGCTCGTAGGCGTTAGCCTCAATGGTAAGTGGTGCAACCAACTCGTTAAAGTAAACCTTTGCACGGCGGAAGTCAATCTGCTTTCCATTGATTAAAACGTATGGATTGCGTATAACAACTTGTCCAGACTTATTAGTCGTTGCACTTACCTGCTTAGTGGTTTCCTTAAGTGCATCCAAGCCTCCATCAAGAGCCTTCAAAGAAGCCATTGATAAGTGCCCCGCCTCAACGCTAGTTAACTCATTAACTTCATCAAAGTAGGAAATCAAAGGAGAGCGAGAAGTCTTAGGCAACTTAGCCAACTGATTCTTCAATGCCTTTTGCTTGGCTCGCACCTTACGCAATAGGTCGTTCTGTTCAGCAATTTGCTTAGCCGTATGCTGCTTCTCGATGATGTTTGCGAGGCGGTCAACTAGAGCGACAACCGTTAGAGCGAACTTACCATCGTCAGCCATACCCTTCTTGTAGATTTTCTTCTGCGTTGCAGAGATTCCACGAAGGATGGACTTTAATTGTGCGGAAGTGAGTTTTACATTACCATACTTCTCCACCATCTCAACAAGAGCATTTACTAGCTCATCGTTGATTTGGTTCATATTCAACAGACGTCCCTTGGCTTCGTTTCGGAAAGCCTTGGTACTGTCTTTTTCTTTTTCTCGCTGTGCCTTCATACGCTCAGTATGAATCTCCATTGCGGACTTGTGTCCAGCGCGGCGGCCAGCATTCATACCAATCTTGTAGCCCTTAGCTTTAGCAACAAGGAGTTTTGCATCATTCACGGAGAATCCGTCAGCAATAAGTTGAGCGCGCACCTGAGCCTCGGTTTTACCACCAGCCAACATATTGGCGATGTCAATATAGAGACCAGACTGGAACAACAGGCCTTCGCCTGTTTGTGAGTGACCATACTGAGGGTACCCGGCCTTACCTACGTCGCCCATCTCGTCGCGGAGGTCTCCATAGAACTCATCTAGGAAGGTGGAGATGTCGGCGGCTTTGTATCCAGCATCCTTGAACCTAGCAACTTGTTTATTCATTGCATCTACCTTCTGCTCCCAGGTCATACCAGCGGCCATCGTGGCCAACATAGCGTTGGCTTGGACAATAGTCGCTTGAGAGTTCATAACTCGCATACGCTGCAAGTCGGCAGCAACATCAGTGCTTACGCGTCCAGACTTTCCGCTGTAGAAGAATTCGTATTGGTCTCGCGTTAACTCGCCACTTTCAAATTTAGCCTTAGCAGCTCTAGCGATGCGCTTAACAATTGATTCTGCCTCCTTGTCTGAAAGTTCATCTACATTTACATCAGGCTCAACTATGGTAAGTTCGATGCGGCGGACAATTTTACCGTCCTTCGTAATCTTTCCTCCCGCGTCAGTAAGCCCCTGCTCTTGAGCAGCCTTAATTCGGGCGCGGCCAGTTGTTTTCAACTCACGCAAATGGTAGAAGGCTGGGACCATATCAAATACGTTCTGACGCTCAGAGGCTACAGCAACCATCTCTCCCATTATGTCGGTCTGATATGTGCTGTGATTTCCCGGCTGAGTCACAACCCTGCCATTTTCACGCTTTGGCATATAGTATCCGTAGATGTCTCCCTCTTGGAATTCATTTTCAAGCAAGTACCCATCACGTAGTTGGTCAGTAATCTGCTCCTCGGTAGGCATCCCCAATGCAGCAAGTGCCTCTTGGGTTGATTTAGTAGCCTCGAATGAGCCAAGGACGTTTGCAATAAGAGAGGTTCGTCGCTCGTTGTTTACTAAGTCCTCAAGATTCTCAATCTCAGAAAGGTTGATATACTGAACAGTTCCAACCTTCTTCCCTTGGGTTAAAATGTTTTCAAATTGAGCCGGCGCAGCCTTACCGTCGTTACGGTAGGCTTCGATGACTAACGTCATATATGACTTGATTGCGTCTACCTCATTAGAGCCTTTAGGCATCTTTGGTACAACAACTTCATACTTTCCGTGCTTAATAGTTTTTCCAGCACTTTTCTTCCAGGCAATAGCAAACTCACGCGCCATAACCTCGGTAGTTTTTTTGTAGAAACGCGAAGACTTGACGGGGTGTCCAGAAACTTCTGCAACAATGTCAGCGTTCTGGAGAACTCCCTGAACTCCGCCATCAGACTTGTTGGTGGCCCACGCAACACCCTTAGCCATATTATCCTTGTTGATAAGGTGGCCTAAGCCGCCCTCAAGGTTCGTAGTGCTTCCATCAGTAAGCGTATACACTCCGTATCCAGACTGGTCTCCCATCCAAAGGGCGATAACAGGGTCCTTTCCGTACTGAGCTCGGAAGTCGGCAACAACCTGCTGGAAGTTCTTCATAGGAATTCCTGCACGCATAACCGAAGAGCCGTACTTACCCTTCTTTAGTTTGATAGTCTCGCCAGCGGGAATTGCCGCTGGGTCAATCTGGAACATCAAGTTGTCAGACTTAACATCTTGAGTTTCAATAACTTTATCATTAGCGACGTCGTAGATGGAGCGCTCTGAATTAGTGATAGCGATATCCATACCGCGCTCAACGGAGGCGACCTGATGTGAGCGGTCGATAGTAACCATATCGCCCTCTACAAAGACCCCTAGGTGAGGCTTACCTTCCATTTCCGCAAACCCATCCCCCTGATATTGTTCTACTATAGAAGAAATCTTTTCAGACAACTGCTGTGGAGTCATCTCTGTAATCTCGGACTTTGAGATTTGAATCTCATTCCGTCCGTCTCCAACCATATATCCATCAACGGGGTTTGCTGGGCCCTCGTTGGTTAGGTTGATAGATGAACCCTCAGATAATCCCTTGGCGGCTTGGCGAACGGCCGTGGAAGCGGTTTCAGTAACAACAGCAGGGTCTGCTGGCTTGTTTGGCTCCTGAGTCGCCTGTTGTGCGTTCTGTGAGTTAATAGTGAATAAGAACGTTTGTGGGTCGATAGAGCCATCGACACCGCTTTTCTCCATTTGAGACAGAACATCTCTATTTGTAGTAGGAGCGTCAAATCGCTCTTCCTGGAAGCGACCAACCTGAGTACCTTTCTTTAGGCTCTCAGTAGTTGCATCCATAAAGTCGGAAAAGTCCTTGAAGGACTGATATTTGTTGATTTTAAGACCAAGTCCACGTAGGGCGGCGTTCATAGCGCCAGCAATTCCGTGAGACAAGGCAGAACCACTATTCTCCACAGTAATCTTGCCTGTGGCAATGTCTGCTCGCATCTCAGCCCAAATCTCCTCAGCGAGTAGACGCTTACCCTGCTCAGACTTGTCATTACCATACTTCTCGAAGTATGCGGCATACTTGTTTTGCAGTTCGGTGGGCAACTCCATTAGGGCAGGCATAGATGCCGCCAACCAGTTCTTTAAGTATTTGGGGTCTACGTTGCGGGCAATTGCGTGATAAGCCTCGTGGAATGCAGTATTGCTCTGCGCTGCCGGTAGAACGATGTGAATACTTCCGTCATCAGCCTTGTAGAAACCGCGGCTGCCGAGTAGGTCTTCCTTATTCTTTCCCGCGGATGCCGCAGCGGCATCATAATCTTTGTGCAGCAATACCTTGTTTCCTCCAAGTGCGGTGGCAATTTTAGACAATTCTGCAACAAACGAACTTCCTTGCGCGTCCGTCTTATCGGAAACCTCAATAGTTCCTTCAGTCCCGAAGTCAAAGTTAGCAACTGCTTCACGCTCTCTCTCTGCAACTAGTCCAGCGGGAGCGGTCTGCTCTTTTAGGGCCTTTAGTTCAGCATTAGCCTTTTTGCCATCTAGGATAGCAGCCTGCTTCTCCTCTTCGGTAGCCTTCTCGTTGTTTGCAACGAAGGCGGCGTTACGAATTCGGTGGTATAAAGTAGTAGCAGTACCCAACTGCTCGTCTGTCATATTTTCTAAGATGGCAATCTCTTCGCCGCGAGTCTGCGCTTCGACAGCAGCTAAGGCTTGTGCACGACCCTGAAGACGACTTGCTTCTGCTTCGTCACGAGCGTTACGAACAGCCTCTTCCGCTGCTACGCGCTCTGCGCGAATGTTTACGTAGTTGCTACTTAGAACGCCAACAGAGGCAAAAGAAGCCTTTAAAAAGTTTCCTCTCTTAGCAGCTCCGACCGAGCCAGCTGCACCACCAGCGGCAGCGCCAATCAAGAACTGGTCAGCAAGTTCAGCGTAATTGATTTGCATTGGCTTTCCGGTAACAAAACCTTCAATCCAAGCAGAACCCAATCCAGCAACAAATTCCTCAAGTCCCTCTTCTCCAGCGTTTTTTAGGAATTGCTTTCCACTTTTTTTTGCTAAGTCTGCGGATAGGGCACGCATCTCGCTAGAAAAAAGACCAGTTCCGAAAACTCTTTGACGAATCTCACGTCGAGTAAGGCCTTTTAGTTCAGTGCCAAGCACAGCCTTAATGTCTCCAACGAACAGTCGCTCAGACAACGTTTCGACAACGGCGTTTCCTACAGCCATCTGGTAACGCTGACTGTCCTCCATCGTCCCGTAAGTGCTAATGAGTGTATTTCCAGCGGTGGTAGACCCCATAAAGCCAGCGCCTGCCCAGTAGGACATATTGCGGGCGAATGTAGACGTCGCTAGGCTGCGAGCCGTTCCGGTCATACCAAATCGAGCAGCAGTCCCTGCAGCGCCACGTAGGGCAAGGCTTCCAAAGCCGCCAGTACCATATGTAATGGCAGCCTGAGCCGCAAGTTGCGGCATAGTCTGAGCCAAATCGGTTGTAAGGATAGAAAATCCAGCGTCGAAGTTTCCCTCCAAAATATTTTCAACAACACCTTTCTCAATCTCTTCATTGGAAAGTCCGTCTAATTGCAAAGAAGCCGTTCGGCGGAAACCCTGTAGATACTGCTCATATTGTAAACTCTCCATTTCGGAATCAGTTCCAACAATCTCAGTATACATACCCTCCAGGTCCATACTTATGTTCTTCACTCCAGTCATCATATCATAACCGAACTGCCATAAGTCACCGTGTCCCTCGAGCGTTTTGCGCTCTTGAGCAAGTCTTTCGTCTTGTTCCTTCTGGAATGCATCCATAGTTACAGCAAGGTTGTTGTAGGCATCTTCATTGATGCTTACGCCATTCTCATCCACTGTAACAATTTCATTAGCACCCGCCCCAGCAAATGCGGAATTTGCTTCATTCGTATATGAAACAATGCTTGGTGTATATTGATTAAGGGCCTGCTGAAGCGACATACTTCCGTCGAAGCCAGCCCGCGCCATATTTTCTTTAAAGCCTTGGTCTTGTTCTTTTTCATCAACAAGCGCACTCACCTTTACATTAAGGCTCTCTAAAGCCTGATAAGAGCCAAGCATATAGTCCTGAAAAGGCTTCTCCTGTCTAAATGTAGCGGAAGACGAAAGGGCGTTCTGGGCCTTTTGCTCTTCAGTTAGGCCAGATACGTAGTCCGTCGTCAAGTTCGGGAACGCATCTTCAAAAGACTTACCTTCGGCGCGTGCTTGGGCACCGCGCTCAAACATAGCTTGCATATCACCAAGCGTGGTCTGTAAAGTGTTTAAGTTGTAAGCAAGGTCACCGGCAGCCTCCATAGTCTGCAAGCGGCTTCCAGATTGGAATTTGTCCGCGCGCTTTGCCCGCACTTCCTCTTCGGTATACAGGCCACCCTCTGTTGGGTCAGTGATTTGTGTTTGTTGTGGCTTATAGGCGCTCAAGAAAGAGCCGCCTCCATTATTCGACGTGGAACCCGTAGTAGCCGCGCTCGCCCCAGACCCAGCGGACGCGGCGTTTGCTTTTCCCGACTGTCCGTAGTTTGGGTCATAGTAAGATTCCCATCCGCCGATGTTTTTTGACTTGAACCATCCCGTGATGGTTTCTTTATCGACTCCAGCGGCCTGAAATCTTTCTACTTTTCCTTTAATTTCTTCGGGTTCCATAATGTCGTGCTTGAAGTTTGAGCACAACAAATATACGAAAAAATGTTATATTATGTAACGATTAGATGGCGTCTAGATACTCATCTTCTGCGATTTTCTTCATAAGAATTAAGTCTTCAGAAGGAATCGCCCCCTGAATAACGCTCAATCCAGTAATCGTCTGCTCGTACTTGGTTGGGTCGAACATATCGTTAGCGATATCTCCAGGCTGTGCAGTTCCAGCAATGATTTGATTAATCCAAGATTGCTTGGGAACATACGTAATTGCCTTGTACCCCGTACCGTCGTAGATAATGCCGTCAAACGCCTTAGATTGGGCACCAGAACCAAACTTCTTAGCGGTGCCATTCTTGTTTCCAGCGAATCCAAACTTTTGGTCGCTCTTATATCCAGCAGAGGTGAGTGTGTTAGTTGAAAGGTTGATTTGATTGGCCTCTCCTTTTGAGCGAGGGAAATCTCCAATATTTGGTCCACCTTGGCTGCCCTGACTTGTGCGTCGTTGGTCATTGAAACGAACAGATTCAACTAACTGAAAAACGTGGTCCTCCTGAACATTGTCTCGTTCGCTAACCCACTTAAGCGTAGCCTTTAGCTGACGCTTCTCGGAAGCGGTGATGGACAAAGCATCAATCTCAGCGGCGGTCTTTACCCCCATTTCTGACAATTGGTCTTCGAAACCACCCGGGGCAGTCATCTGATTTCCTATCTCCATTAATGCCTCTGGGTCGTTGGCCAAGTCTGGATTAAGACGCAAAGAAGTTTGATAGTTTAAATCATTGAAGGTTCTGTTTCCGGGGCCAGCGTTATACTGGTCGGCAGTAAACTGCCTAGCGTTTTCCGTTGCCCTTGCCTCATCAAACGTAGTAGTAACCGTCAAACCAGTTTGCTTTACTACCTGATACATATTAGGGTTGAAATCCCTTTGATATAATGGGATGTTTTTCTGTACAATATCAGCGTCTGGCTGCAAAACAGGTGGCTGGAAAAAATCAAGTTGAGAGGCTCCTTCTAGCCCAGACTCTGCCGCTACGGCAATGGTTTCTGAAGCGCTATTGTACCAGGTGTCGTATGCTAATTTATTTTTAGAATACTCTTCACTTTGACGAATTCGCTGATACTTGTCAACTAGGTCCTTATTTACCTGCCCAATCTTTGCCGCGGTCATAGCGAGCTCTTGAAATTCCTGACCAGATTGACCAGTTGCAATAGATGAGCCCCCCATAATTGCCTTTGAGCGCTCAGTCATAACCTTTTCTAGCTGTTGAGACATAACTTCAGCAGCCTCTGGTGGAAGCATAAGCATAGCCTGAGTTGCCGCGGAGCGTTGCTGCTCTGTAGCCGCATAAGCTGCCTTGAGTTCGTTCTGCTGTTTTTCAGCGCGCATTGATGCCTGCTGAGAAATTTGGAATCCCTGTTGGCCTATTTTGCTGTAATCAGCTACTGGTGATGCTCCTAGCTCAGCCATTATTGTTGTGGTTTAATATATTTATATTGCGGGTTAATTCCACCCTGTTGGCCAAACCCAAGTCCGGAAGGGAGATTAAAATTGTTCCTAGTTACGGAACCACCTGCGGCCATAATTGATTTTTCTGAATCGTATTGTGACTGCTGTGCGTATGCGTCAGCAAATGAAGACCCCGCACCAACAACTCCACCAGCAATTGCCCCAAGGCCAGACGCTATATTCGCCTGAGCAGATTGGCGCTGCTGGTCAGCCATACCTAAATCCATACGATATCTGGATTCCTGAAGCTGTTGAGCCTGTTGCTGGGCTCCGCCATAAACCTGTGCGGCCTGCATCTCTCGTTGCATTTGCTGCTGCGAGGCTTGGAATTGAGACTCTGCAGCCGACTGCTCCGTGGCAGCAAGTCCCCCAACTAGGGCTCGTCCACCAGCTCTAGAAAGAGCTGCTACATTGCCAGCCTGTCGGCGTGCAATTTGTTGATTCTGGAACTCCAAGTTGGAGCGGTCCATAGCTTTATTATAATAATCAGAAAAAGCAGAGGGTACAGCCAATGACGGCGCATTTGCACGAAGGTCCGCAATTTCAGCCTTAGCTGATGCTAGGTCTTTCTTTCCTTGATAAACCTGATAAGCACCAAGACCTGCCTGCACCGCTCCGCCAATAATTGCTCCGGAAGATTGAGTAAGTGCTTTTTGTAATATGTTCATATTTCAATTGTCTTGATTTACAAAGATACGAATTATACTGATTACTCTTGAGAAACGTGATGAATGTCGCTTTGAGCGTAATTAAAGTTAACTGCGTAAATCTTTGTTGGGTATTGTTCGTCCCCGTTTTCAAAGGTAAACTTAGTCTCTAGCCAATGACCTCTAATCGCATCTCCATCAATTGAAGAGTCTGATTTGACAACAATTATATTATTTTGAGAAACGCCAGAAGCGTCGCTAAATGAAAGCGTTTTTGCGCTTTCAATAGAATCAATAGTTGATGACAGTGAAGATAGCGCTGTTCCTGACAGCAGGTAGGCGTCTCCGCCGACCCTAAACGGAATGCGATTCACAAAGTTGTAGAATGTAACATTATTCCCACTTACTGAATTAACCTTTCCTACCGTAGTATACTCAGTTGTACCAGATGCTGTTGGCATTCCAGAGAAGAAAGAGTTTTCTTTTTCAGAGAATCGAGCGCTATTCAGTGATGCTGTTTGTTTTTCAGTTGTGAACACACAGGATGCGGGCTTGTTGCCCTCTATGGAAACAGCATTGTATGCCTTTACTGAAGACACGCCCTTGCTTGAAACGCAGTCGAATGACATATTATACTTTGTCCCGATTAGATTTCCATAAGTTGGTCCAACTTCCTGTTCCCAAATATAACTGCCGCCGCTTGCGCGAACTGCAAAAAACCTATTGTTTATGCTCCCAAAACCGTCAGCACAAAGGTCTCTAAACGATGTGAAAACCTCCTCTTTCGTGTTGTAAACGATTGATGGATTGGAATAATCTTTTGACCATCCATATACGGTCTCCGAACCTCCAGATGGTATAATAACAGAGGTTAAATCAATTCTATTTATTAAAACCTCTTTATTTCTTCGGTCGTAACCAATTGTTATATTTGTTATTTCAGCTCCTGGTTCTAAAACCGTAATAACATCTCCACTTCCGCGCTGGTCTCTATCTGAAATTTCGCGGCAGTAATCTGCGAAATACTTGCTCATACCATTTTCAGATATGATTTTTATTCCGTTATTACCAGCAGACCAAAGCATACCCCTGTATACATCTAAACCTATAACAGCTCCCTCTACTGAAGAAAAAGAACCTCTATACTGAAGCCCAATCTTAGAGTCGAAGTAAGCGTATCCAGATATAAAGTTGTTATTTATAGACACAAGCTGATTGTCTCCGGATTGAAGGAAATCAGTATTTGGTTTTGTTATGGCGATTCCGTCTTTTTGCATAATTAATGCAAAATCGGATTTGTTTGCAATCCCCTGAATGTTTCCCTGAGACATTTCAAAGTCAAACCAGTTGGCGAGAGAGTTGTTAAAAGAACTCAACACAAGGGAAGATGAATCCGTATTTAACGGCTCTGACCAAGTTATTGACGCAAACTGATTGTTTTCTTTTTCGTTGTATATTACAGCGTTAACTTTTCCCTTTGTGTAGTACTTAGCGTCGGAGTCATAATCAGTATACTCTTCAGCTTCAACAAATTTGACATAGTCCTCCATCTCAGCCGAGTCCGCCGGGGTATATGGATTTGAAGAATCCCATTGGAATCCACGAATTAATCGTGGCTTATACCAGCAGTTTCCATCAGTCAAAGTAAATACATTAGTGTATTCAGTTCTTGGATATGAAGGAGAGCAAGCATAATATGCTGAATTTTGTGATGTTTTCTTCCCGTCATTAAAAAGTTCAACAACACATTCATTTGCCCATAGGTCTACATCATCGTTAACATAACTCCAGCCGAAATCTGTGATGTTTCTGGCGTCAATTACAACAAAATCTCCTGACGTTCGTTCGTTTTGGTCCGATGTGTTCCCGCCACTTGCTGTGGTTGGCAACTCAGATGGGTCAGTTGTTTTTATAAAATCAACAACATCAAACTCAAGGTTGTATGGATATACGATATTTCCATCCGTTGATACATAGGATACAACCCGAACCTTGTCACCTTCGGAAAAAGAATAATTTATCGCCGCGCCCTTTGCTTTTTGCAAGGAGCGGTCATTACCCTGTAGTCCGCGAAGGGACAATATAACCTTTGGCGAGCCTTGCTCGTAATGAAAGGCTTCAGTCACTGCGTACTGAATGTAGTTAACATAGTTGTCACCGCCACCATACACAAAGAAGAACCTATTCGCCCAAGACGGCATCAATGATGTTAAGTCAATCTTTATAGCAGCTTTTCCGTTTTTACCAATTCTTTTTGGAGAGCCTGTCCATTCTACGTAGGTTGCACCTATTTCCTGCACACCGCTTTGACGTCCGAAATAATCTTCAAAAACAACTCCGAAAGTATGGCTTTCCCCGCTTTTAAAGGCTCTACTTCCCATTTCGTTTGACGTATAGCATATTGCGTCTGAAACTCCAGATGAATCAATTAAAGCAAAGGTTCCGGTCATTGTCGCATCCGCGCTGTTGTCTATAGATAAAAACGATGTGGCGCCAACCGCGTCTAATCCTGATGAATCTATTTGAATTAAATGTGATGCAAGCTCAGCGCTAACAAGCTTAAGCCTAAACTCAAGAACCGTAGATAAGTTAAATGGAATTCCAACAGCTGGTGTAACATACGTAACAGATTCTATCTCCCAAACGCTACTTCCTCCGTAGTATATGTTATACTGAACTAAATCTATATGTTCAACATAATTGTTTTGAGTGAATACTGGTATTTCAATTTCCGTTCCGGCAATTGAATTGTTTATTTGAGATGCAAAATCGCTTTTGCTTAAGTATTGATTATATTCAGCATATTGATTAATAGTATACTTTTCGGTCTCAAACTTTGGAGTTACAGTATCAGTCGCCGTGGTGCCGTTTTTAAACGTAATTACAGCGGTCTGTGGTTGGTTTAGTGTTACACCTGCTTTATTTAGAGCCGCATTTAAAATAAATGTTCCAGCGTCACCATTCTCTGGGAGGTCGTCAATATTTACACGAATAACCATTCTATTAGATGCGTGCGTAGGTAATACCTCTACATCTAAATTGTTTAAGCCTGGAGCATCATAGTATACTGGAGTTATAGTAGCGCTCTGCGCTGGTACGTCAAATCCCTCCTTGTAGTTCCCATAAACAATGCGTCCTCCAATATATGCTTGCGCAGATGCCGAACGAGGAACGGCGTCAAACATTTTGTTTGACTCGACGTCTGGGTGTACTGGATATATCTTATCGTTGTGAAAGTCAAACTCAACGACTGAGCCAGTGTGGTCTTTTTCTTCTACAAAGTAGAATGGCGCAGAAGAGTTGTTTCTAAAATAAAGACGAACTTTCTCTACAGAACTGTCAAGAGGCTCTACGCTTACAAGTAGTGAATTATACTCAAGTTCCCAAGCGTGGCTTGCAATCGTTTCGTTTAGAGTATTTGGAGACGCATAAAGCGGTGAGTAATGCCCAATTGCCGACTCCTCGCCATCCCTATAAACATATTGTGCCGCAAACTGGAAAGACTCGCCAATCAAGCTGTGGCCGCCGTGGTCACTGTGTGTTGCAAACTCTGCATACGGAGCAAGCGGCGGGCGTTTTGCTACAGAAATATCATTAATTGATACCGGATACCCTGGTGTGCTCAACGCTGAATTTAGGTTGATTTTAATTGGCTCATTTCGCCCATTTGTCATATACAAATATGGCTCGTTGTTAAACAAAACGCCGTCAACGTAATAAAAATCATCAGCGCGAAAATTAAGGTAAGAACTTTCAATTACCTTTTGCGCAGTTGTTTCACTTGTTACGTATTGCCAAATCGTGTGATTGCTCTCTGAGTTTGAAATGAAAAAAAACAGAGTGTTAATTAGCTCGAATGCATAGCATCCGATAACAGTATTTGAGCCTAGTGGCATCGATTCGTCCAACGTGATGGCCGCATCGCTAAGTATATTTTTGATTACACCACCGTCACCATTTGCATCAACAGTAACGCGAAGATTATTCGCGTATGTGAAATCAACAGGTGCGGTAATTTTAGGGTCCTTGTCTAAAGTCAAGGCACGCGGTGTAAGTTTATCAATAGCCATAAGGCCTTAGAATTTAGGGCTTTGACGGAAGTTCTTGCGAATCGTAAATAGTGCTTCGTCTTTTGAGAATGAATTCATACGTGCGTTTGCTCGACGCAATTCATTAAAGTATTCTTGACGAGCTCTAGCTTTTTCATTATATGGAACGTCAGATTTGCGTTCAACAAGTCTATAATAAACATATTGACGTAGGGCTTCCTCGCAATAAATATGCACACTAGGGTCCTGAGAACGCGCTTCGTCAGCAATGTACTCGATGGTGACGGTGTCAAGCATATAATCCGTAGAAATCTCAATCCTGTTTTGCTCGTAGTTTAATCGGAATTGAGCCTCAGCACGGGCTCCACCATATCCATACTGTCGGCCATCCGTATTCTCGTATACATATTGTACGTACGGATAGTTTTCAGCATTACTTCCAAGATTTGCAATACCAGTTTTGTCATCCTCTCGGTCATTTACTCCATCATCGTTAGAATCAATTGGATTCCCTCCCGAGTCAATGACATATTTCATAGAGGTGTTTAAGTTTTTATTCTCTTTAAAAGAATAAAAAAGACCATCAGAGCCACCATACCCAATTCGAACAAAGTCTACGAAATCGTCAGGCAGCTCTACTGTTGCGTTTTCCTTATTTACATCAAGGTTAATTGACTTAAGTTTTTTCATTAAGTCAAATCCCATCTCCCTGACTCCACGAAGAGCTAAATTGTGAACGACATAATCTGGGGTACCGCTGACGTAGTCGTCGCCAGACATACCTAGAATAAAGTCATTTACAATATCTTTAATGCTTACTACGTTTCGAGCCATTACTTAAGTTTCTTATCTTCCTGCTCTTCAGTTTGAGCATAATTATACAAATCACTCTGGCGAAGACTTACCCCCATCATTTCTGCAATCTCAATAACAAGAGGCTCAATATAATGATTTGGGAGTTCAAAGTCAACGGATGTAGTTGGGTCATAAACTTCGGTTCCATTTGCCGCAACAGTATATCCGAAAGACGGTAATGCTGGAGTCTTTGAGCCATCAATAGGAGAAACACCTTCTGGTGTTTTGTAATAACGTAATTTAATATTTTTTACAGATGTTGGGAACACCTGTATATCATTAGATATTAATGCAACGGGTGTGTCGTCAGTAGGAATTGATAAAGTGCTTCGTAGGATTCTTTCTAACTTCTCCTCATCATAAATGAGTTCAATATTGTTAGAAGTCAGCCTATCTAAAACCCAGCTTCCCATTGTTGACATACTAATGATTCTAAATAAATCATCAGGCTTTTGAAACGTTCCCGAAACAGCAGATATTAAAGCGCTTTTCGAAAAAACGGCTAAATCCTCAAGAATTTTTTTCTTGCTGTCCGACGGGCGAGTCTCTGAGAAATTATATACGCCCAAGCGGTTCGTTCCGACAAGGTCGTTAAATAAATCATTAACGACGCACTGTTGAGCAACCCCAGCAAACTTATTGAACTGAGATGGCGTAATCATACCATTCGTGTCCTTGTTCGCAAGAGCTTTTAGCGTACTATATACTTCGTAAACCGATGCCATCTGTTAATCTTTGAGATACAAAGATACTAAAAAAAAAGCACCCCCGTTAGAGAGTGCTTTATTAATTAATTGATATGTGTCGTTACATATCATTAAGTTGTCGTTCCAATTCCTCGCGGACATCGTATCCGCGTTCTGACATAAGGAATCGGGTGAACACAGATTTAGTATCCTGTCCTGCCGGAGTTGGGATAATAATCTGATTAGAATCATACCAGTACATACCATCAGACTTAGACTTTAAAATCTGGAAGTCTAATGCCGTGATTACCAGCGCCTTAAGTTTAACAAGCGGGCTGTTTACGTTTTCCATAAACGTTTTTGGGTTTCCTTTTGCTTGTTGAATCAATGAGCGCTTAATCTCTAGGCTTGACAAATCCGCTGAAATGCCATAAGAAAGAGCAAGTGGTAGCAGTGTATCAATCTCAGATTCTTTAATGTAAGAAATTGCGTCGTGAAGCAAGAACTCTTTTTCCAGTTCCTCTTCCGCGTTGTGTTCGTTATTTACTTCAATAAATAACTTTCCTCCATTTACCTGATTATCTGGGTGATTTCGTAAGTATTCAATAAGATTTGGCATCGTTTGATTAACCATCAATGTCTTATCTCGGAACACAATCTGCTCACGTCGAGCCGTGCTTGACTGTTCGTCAACAAAGATTGACTTTTCTCCGGGTGAGTATCGAATCTCTCGATTATATCCAACGGATTCATCAAAGATTACAATACCATCTTGACGAATCTTTTGCCAGATTCCTCCACCTTTGGGGATTGAAAATACTACGGGTTTTGGAGCAGCAGGCTTTTTATTTGACGTGCTGCTAGATGTTTTGATAGCGGCCGGTGCTTTCTTTTGTGCAGCGGGGCGCTTTGAGGTTGGGCGTTCTTCAGCCATTGTTTGATAGAATTAAAATTAAAACCAATAAAAAGTTGGTTCATTGAGAGGGGCCGAAGCCCCTCTCGTTGAAACCAGGTGAAGTGATTACTTCAACAATACGTGACGGTTAGCGGCACGAGTGATGAGGTTACACTCAGAGCGATAGTTGAACTGTACGCTGTCCTCGGTTGCGTTAGACGCACCCAAGATAGAGCCAGTCATCCAGTGCTCCATTTCGCGGCTGTAGCCGTTAGCAGCCTTGTAGTTCATTTCCAAAGCAGGAGCCTTGTCACCAGTCTTGGGGTCAGCAACCTTAGACATAGGAACACAAGCGCCACGGAAAGCAGAATCAGCCAACAACGTAGGGTCATTCAACAACTTCCAATCTTTCTTGTGGAAAGTGTATCCACCGCGAGTGAATGAACGGAAGCCCAATTGAATAGCCATCTCCTTGTCGTTGTTGAAAGAACCGAACTGACCAGAAACACCGTTAGAGGTCAAAGTTCCAACACCAGCAGCCAACAAGTCGTCGATAGCCAAGTCAACCGTACGGTTAACGAACATAGCGTACTCAGAAGCACCACCTTGCTTGTCCAACTCCTTAACGATGTTGTCAATGTGGTCCATATCGGTGAAAGCATCAGAAGAAACGATACCACGGTCTTCAACTGCAGCGAAGTAACCTTCAGAACCGGCGATGCCAGTAACAGCAGAAGTGGTCTCGCCCAAAAGCAACATCATCTCACGCTTATCCATAAAGCGCTTACGAGTATCACCTTCAGACTTCAAGTACCAACGGTAGTCGCCGTTACCCAAGTCAATCCAACCAATGTTGGTAGCTTGTGAACCGGAAACCTTGTAGGCCTCTTTCATAATCATAAATGGGTTCGTACGCTTAACAACGTTAGACTCAAAACCACCACCAGGCTGCTCGGTTCCTTGTGCGTACAAGTTACCAATAACAGGAAGGGCAGTGTCGGTCAACGTGCTAGCCAACGTAGAGCCATCCAAAGCAACCAACGTGATGTCAGCGCCAGAAACTGCAGATACGAAAGCGCGAGTCTCGCCACCAACCAATACTACGTCGTTAACGCGAACGATAACAGCGGCAGCGGAAGCAGCAGAGAAAGTGTCGTCAGCAGAGAAAGAACCAGTTTGCTTAGCGTGCAAACGAGTCTCTTCCCAGTAGGTGACTTCATCAGCAACAGCTTGTGCCTTGGTAGCACCAACCAGCTGAAGGAAGCCAGTGATTCCCTGCTCGCCAAAGGTCTTAACCAAGGCGTCGCGGTTATCGGGCTTATTAATCTCATTGATGTAAGCACCAAGAGAAATGTACTTGTCCATAGACAAGTTTTTAATCATTGAAGGACTAAAGTCCGTGGGTCCAGTAACAGCCATTTTTTCTATTTATTAGGCGATTGAACATTAAAAACGAATTGAGAGAGTATCGTCGCCACCCCTCAAGGCGTTGAGAATTTGCTTTCGTACTTTGTCCTCTGCAGAAGCGGTGTCAACAGAACTAGAAGAAGGAGCGGTGCTAGAAGGATTTACGGCCTCTTTTACAACACTGCTTTGACCGTCACTAAGGCCCTGACCGTAAACGGCCTTGACAATGGCGTCGATGTTGTCAACTACTGCGCGGTGAGTTGATAACCTATTAAAGTCCCAACTTCCGTCTTCAGAAATATACTGAACGAAATAGTTTTCTAAATCTGCATTACTGCTTTTCAAAGAACTCTTGTACTTTGAATCTAACCCGAAGTTAAATTCCTTGTCTCCAACGTTGAATTTCAATGTTTCCATTGAGTCAACAGTCTTTGACATATTTGAAATCCACGCATCGTCAATTGGAGATTGAAATACAGCATCTTCTTTCGAATCTTGCTTAACTTCTTTCCGCTCTGGAACGCGATATGATTCTCGGACTTTTTCAAGTCCATCTCTAGCAGCTTTTGCATCCATTTTAAGTTGCAGCATACCCAGTCGAACATCATTCTCACTATGCTCGTCTGAGTTTAACTTGTACTTAGCTTCCATCAGAAGTTGCGCATCTTCTTCGGATAAGTCCGGATATTGCAGCTGAAGGTCGGTTTTCAACACAGTCAAATCATCCATTTCGGATGGGTTAAAGGACTGATACATAAACCAATCGTCTGCCGTTTTCCCGGTAGATGAGATAAAGTCTGCAATTGCCTTGACCGTTGGGTCAAGTTCTTGCTGGACCTCATCACCACTAGAGGTTAAAAGTTCTATTAGTTCCTCCTTAGAGAAGGTCCCATCAATCCCAACCATTTCGGAAACGGCCTTGATGATTTCCTCATCGGAAAAACTAACAGTTTGCGGCTCATCGGATGCTTCCGTTTCAGGGACGGTTGTTTCAGAAACAGCTTCTTGCTGTTCTTCTGACACCGTTTCCTCGGCAGCCTCCTCAGATGTATTTTCAAGAACGTTAGACTCTTCTTCAACGCCGCCAACAATTGGCTCAGTTGATTCTTCTGCAGGTTCGGGAGTCTGTTCCGATTCCTGAGGGCTATTGACAAGGTTTAAACCAAGACTAGTAGCCAAGTTTTCTAGGTCTTCTGACATAGCGATTGAATTAGATTAATATGCAAATATACAAACTTTGTTTATAATTAATAAATAAAGTTCCTTGCAAAGATATGTAAAAAATAGTAACTATATACTTAAGTAGTCTTTACGAGAACAACGAGTAAAGACGTACTTACTTAAGTAACCAATCTATTATGAAGAACATTTTCTTAACCCTCGCAATGTCCTTAACGCTTTTAGCGTACGGACAAGATGTTAGCACAGAGCCAAAGGTTATATTTGAGGCCGTGAAAAAAAGTAATATTATTATGCGAGGTCATAGTTTCCGAGTTAGGAACATTATGAAAACTGCAGAGCAGTTCGAGATTGATACATACGAACAAGGAACAATCATTAGCCTTTCTTGGAAAAAGGAAAATGAAAACGGAAACACCAGCGTCTTAGTTAAGACATTGAACACTGGTAGCGGCCAAGAACTTTATTACTATTACATATTTGAATAATGTCTAAACTGCAACAAGCCATAGGCGCTAAAACAAAGGCTAAGGTTAGCCGTCCGGGAGTTCACGCTAAGACAAAGACTTCTAAAAGCAAGAACGCAACAAACTATAAGAAACAGTATCGTGGACAAGGAAAATAACGATTACTCAAATCGAGTATCCGAACGGTGGGCTTCTCTGGACGCAAAGAGATTTGATGACGAGACGTTTGAAGATTACAAAGAAAGAATGAGAGGAACGAAGAAGCTGTTAAGAGCTTATATGCGAGGTGTTCGTATGTCGTCAGAGGAATACTCTGAAGTTAAAAAGAAAGGGGCTTAGGCCCCTTTTTTCTTGCGTTTAAAAAACTCTATTTGCTGTAGCCTTTTTTTAGCTGCAGCCTCAGTAGCGAACTTACCCAAAAGCTTTCCGCTCTTTGATACAACTTCATATGAGTCACCAATCTTCTTGACCATTTTAGAATCGTTTGTTTATTAAGTCTTTTACGATAAAGACCAATATCCCAAATAACAAAACGTAAAAAGAGCCTCGGTGCATTGAATCAAGAATTCCATTTCTTTCCTTGTATTCAACAACTGGAACCTCTACTCTTACAGTGCGAACAATTGTGTCGCTATCGCAACCGCCATCGATTATAAGGGTGTCGTAGCTCCGCATAATCTTCACTCGGAACTTGTCCTTTACTATCTCTACTGTATCCACTTGCGAGGTGGTGACCGTATCCCTGACAACAATCGGGTCGGTAACAACCGTGTCCGTGACAATCATCGTCTTCGGTTTGAGTATTGACGGGTTCTTGTATACGGCTTTTGATAGATGCCATTCGGCTGAGCACCCAGAAAGTATAAGGATGACAAAAGGCAGGATGTAGTGACATTTCATTATAAGGATTTGAGCATTTGAATCATTTCTGGTTGTGGGAATATATCAATCTTGTCTTTTCGGACTGAATTGTGTGTATACAGTCCGGGTTCGCCAGACAGCGCGGATGTTGAAACATCCCACATATCCTCTTCGCTATAGGATAACGGAATTCCGTAGTTCTCGCTCCAGTACTTAATTAAGTTTTCTACGCTTCGGATTTGCTCATCGGTATAGCGATGAAAGTGGATGTGTTTCTTATATGGCTCATCAAGAGTGCATACATCTTCCTTTGATACCTCTCGATTAACGTAGTTGTAGTACTTTCCGTTTTTCTCTTCTAATTGGCCCCAGGCACATATTTCAATCCCGATGCTGATTTTATCAAGAGAAATATACGGAACGTCATAGGCCTTAAATATCTCTTGTTTTGCGCCAAGGTGGTATGCCCAATACTTTGAACTAAAGCCTTGTACAATTCGACCATCGCCCTCTTTGGCTCCCTTTCCGCTAACGCAAACACAAGTGGCAATACGGCCACGAGAATCCGCATCCCATTGGCGAAACGTAGAAACTCCGCTAGAATTACCGGCGGTATGGTGTAAATAGATTTGCTTTTTGGGAAACTCTTCTCTTATATATTCATTAGAAGAAAATTCTACTTGCAGAATGTCTTTCAAAAAGCTCATATTAGTATCTATTTACGACTTCTTGTATCTCTGTATGATGTATGTGGAGCTTCATATCTAGTCCAGCCTCCCAGCGGTACTTCTCTTGACCGCCGTTAAAGTAAATAATAGTAGGAACAGATTTAATATTATACTTGTCCTTCATACCTGGCTTACGTTCAATATCTACACGATATAACTTTGCTCCATCAACTCTACCTAGCTGGTCGTAGGTATTGGACTTATTGAATCCAGCATTAAATTCTATGACCATTTTATCGTTAATCATCTGCCTATTTACAGAGAAAGACATAAAAAATAAGGCACAGGCGAACAGGGCTTTCATTTTATTTCGTATAAACGAGTTTCAATTTTGTCAAGCTGACGCTTGATGTCCTCAATGTTCTTGGCGTTGTTCATAATGGTTTCACGAACCAAGTTGTCTTTGAGGTCAAATTCAGTTCGAGAGATTGCCGGCTCTGGAAGCTTTTTTGCGACATCAATCTCTGCTTGCAAATTATAGTATGCACCAACGGCGATAGACAAACCAACACTCAACGCAATAAGCGTCTTAATGCTTACGCCAAGAACAGTATCTTCACTAACTTCCGTAAACTTACCTTCGCCCTCGTAGAGTTTCATTTTTTTGCAAATTTTTCAAGGCCGGCAATACCGAAAGCTCCAAGGGTTACGAATACAAAACTGTTGTAAATGGTTTCGTTGATTACGAGGTCTTGCCCGACCCATCCAGTGATTACGTCAGCAAGCATCACCAAAACCATAACAGCAAAGGACATAAATCCAATGATGGTCTTCTCGTTGTATTCGTTGCTATCCTTAAAGATGTCAATAAAAGCCATAGCTTTATTCTTTATATTTTTAAAAATACTCATATTAAATTGCGATAGCATTGATTGCTACAAAGATAAAAAAGAAAAGGGTCACATTTACGTGACCCCATTGCTTAATTAATGCTTTGCTCTGTTTCTACTTTTTCCCATAACGGAAAGGTTAGAACGCCTGTTGTCAAGCGGGTTCCCGTTCTTGTGGTCAACGTCTTTTCCGTCGCCAACCTTAACCTGTCCAGCCTTGATTAGGGCACGTCGCGCGGCGTTGCGCGCTACTCGGTCCTTAACGGTCTTCTTATTGTATTGAGTATCGTACGCCTTCTTCTTGGCCTTAGCCTTCGGATTCTTGTCGTAGTACTCTTGTGTCTTACTCTTGGCCATTTTTCTTAGCCTTTGTTCGCGCTAAAATTTCAGCACCCATTTTTGATATTTTGTCTTGATAATTTCTATATCTAATTTCTCCACCGACTCCTGTTTTCCCCGCGTAATATTCTTCCCTTCGGCGCCTTGTATCAGCCTCACCTGAGTATACTTCGCCGTGCTTAAACTCATCATCACCAAAATCAGTTCTGAAATATCCACGTTTTTCCAAAACACTTATGTCTTCGCTTTCTGGCTCAACACCATAAACATCCTTATAGGTTTTATTTTTCTTTTTGCGCTGCTCAATTCTTGCTGCATCTTCACTAGCCCGAACTGCTCGAGGGTCGTTTTGGTCAATGGAATTCATCCTATTGTATGCATCTCGCTCTTCTTCAGCAGCTACTTGAGCGTGATAAGCGTCTTTTTCTTCAGTAGACATAGCGTCATACTTTTGACGAGTCATACGGTTTTGCTGCTTTAAGGCAGTACCAAGTCCGATTCCTGAAACGCTACTAGCGTTTGTTTTTTTCTTAGGGTCTGGCATTTCTTCTACGTTAATGAGTTGAGCATATGACTAGCGCAAAGATACGCAAAAAAGAAAGGGGCCGGCGTTAAGCCGACCCCCATAGTAAAGAACCAATCTACTAATCTTTAACTATTGTTCTTTTTTACTCCTCCACTACTTCAGCAGCAGGGGCTTCTCCGGGAGTAAACTCACCGCTTTCCAAGTCCACAGAGCCATCACCGTATTCGGTTTGAATAGCATCAGTAGCCTCTTGCATCTTCTGCTGTTGCTCTTTGTAAGCAGCCAACAAGGCTTCCTTACGTAGTTCAGCAAGTGCGAGTGCACCTAGTTCAACTTGGATAGCTTGCATAGCCTGACGTGCATCGTTTACGGGCGCAAGCATTTCTTCTTTGACTTTAGCCATTTGAATTAAAATTAGAGATTATAAAAAAATATTACTCCTCAATAGGAGCTTCGGCAATAGGAGTATCAACAACTGCGCCAATCGTCTTAGTGACAGACTTAGGTGCAATTTTGTCAGCAATCTGTGAGTCAACTGACGCTTGCAGTTCAGCAACACGCTCTTCGCCCATCTCAGTCTCCACCCATCCGATAACATCTTCGTGGGTCAAGTCTTCAAAAGAAACAAAGCCTTCTGCGTCAAGAGTTTCTACAGTAATCGTTTGCGTACCAATAACGGTAGCAGAGTGTTCGCCAGACTCGTCAGTGCCAGTCAAGCGCCAGTGGACGTTGTATACAACATCAGAGAATTCATCTTGTGTGGGATAAGTGTCTACTGTCTTACAGTCCCAAGAATAAGTGTTAGCCATTTTTACTTTCTTTTAGAGGTACAAATATATGAAAAAAAAACATTATTTAAAGGTGTGTGTGATTTATTATTAAAAATAATAACCAAGTTGCAAATATAAGGATTATTCTTGTTGTGGTACAACCACCTCGGCGGTTGCCAAATCATCAAGGGTGATGTCCACAATCGGGACACCACTCTCTTTGATTTTGTTTAACATTTCTTCCGTGAGTTTAAACATAATTATGGTTCTGTGTATCCGGGGAATACATAGTTAGTACCGTCTACGTTTATTCTAAGCCATACATCAGGGGTTCCAAGTACGTTGTTGTCTTCGTTGTTGCCAATTACATTTTCAACGCTGTTGCTTCCTGTTGGTGTGTATTGGTTGGATACAGATGCTCCTGTATTGTCAATCCGTGCTTCTCCAGCAACGTGAAGCAGTGCTGAAGGACTAGTAGTACCGATACCTACGTTACCAGATGTGTTTATAACTAAATCACTGTTCTGGTTATTAGCTCCTAAATGTAGCTCCTTGCTTGCTAAGGCTTTTACAATAGTTTTTCCAGTATCCCAAGTTAACCTTCCGTAATCTTTATTCGCTCCCCAGTTAATAGTTCCATCAGAGTTTATTGAGACCTTACCTAATACATCTAATGGGCTTGTTGGACTAGTTGTACCTATACCAACGTTGCCTCCGTTTACTTGTAATACTAAGGCATTAGTTGAGTAGTTACTAATTACAGAATAGGTAGAAAGCTGTTGCCAATAAGTGTAATTACTTCCTGCATACCATAAGTTTATCTTATTATCATTAGTAGAGCTAATTCCGATATGAATATTACTGTTATAAGGGACAATCTTCATACCCGGATATCCGCCACTGTTGGTTTCTCCAATAGTAGATATTTGCGCAGACCCTATAACTAAAGCACTTGGTCCGTCATCAGCAATATGTAGCTTACCAGTCGGACTAGTAGTACCAATGCCGACGTTGCCTGAAGAGTCTATGGTTAAAGCTGTAGAGTCAGAAGTGCCAAACAGCATAGAGTTGTTAACGTGCTTATAGGTTATATATCCCGCACTGTTTTGTGTCGTGTCAGCAAAATATATAGCTCCTCTACCATCGGTGTCACCACCAACTATTGTGATGCCGTTTTTATCATTTTCACCAACGCTCCCAATAACTAAATTGTCAGCATTACTGTCGTAAGACCCTGGATTGGTTATTCCAATACCTACGTTGCCAACCTGGTCTATCCTTAATCTCTCAGTTAAATTACCTGATGCATTGTTAGTGCTGATTATTAACTGTCCTGCTGTTGATTCGCTTGCTCCAGGGGCGGATGCTATTCTAACCTGTTCGTGCTTAGTAGATGCGGTATTTTGACCAAATAACTTGATAAAGGTTCTAGCTGTTGATTGAACTCCTGTAGTGCTACTATATATTGATAGCGCTTGGTCTCCTGTGCCTTCTATGGAAAGATGCTCGGACGGACTCGTAGTACCAATACCTACGTTGCCTGCGGAGGTGATGCGAAGCACCTCTGCATTAGTGGCAATAACTAAGTCTCTACCACCAGCACCACTTTCATAACTTCTAAGCCAGTTATAAGAATTCTCAGAGCTACCAAAAGCTAATTGAGTTCCTCCCGTGGTGTTGCCTACGGAAAATATCTGGTCTCCATCGCTAACATTTGCAGACACGCCTTTTACTTGAAGCTTGTATGCTGGACTCGTAGTACCAATACCTACGTTGCCTGAGGGTTTTACTACAAACTTACTATTAACCCCGTTTAAATCCGCATCTGTACCTACTGCAAATTCTTCACCACCACCTAGACCAAAGAACATACTGCCTTGAGAG